TGAAGCATTAAGCGATTGGCGTCAATATCGCAAGATTGGGACTTTGGAAGAGTGCAGGACAGCGAGAGAAAAGCAGATACCGAAGAAACCTATTTTAAAAAATGGAGAAACCGGGAGTTTTGTTGATTATGAGAATGGACACGGAGAATATAGAGTAACAAAATGGCAAGATTGGGTATGCCCTATTTGCGGTTGGTTTGTCGGACAGAGATATAATCGGTCTCAAAACCATTCACACGACCAAAGAAAATGTAATTACTGCAATGAGTGCGGTCAAAAAATTGATTGGAGTGATAACGATTGAATTATCAAAACATAGCAAGAGCCAAGGCGATTGAACAGGAAAACAAAAAGCGACTATTGAAGCTGAATCCAAAGCTGAATGACAAAAGTGGAATATATTTCTTGCTCCGAGAAGATGAAAACGGATTCAAGTACGCTTATATCGGACAGGCGGTACATACACTTAGTAGATTGGCAAGCCACCTTGTAGGATATGAACAGCATATAGACCTTAGTTTGAAACGCCACAAGCTGTATGACAAAGAGAAAAACCCTTATGGTTGGCGAGTTGAATTTCTGAATTTTCCTGAAAGCCGGCTTGACGAGAAAGAGAAGTATTACATCAAGCTATATGCCGATAAAGGCTATCAGCTTAGAAATGTCAGTTTAGGCGGTCAAGGAGAAAATCGTGCTAGTGGTTCAATAGGCGAGAGAAAAGCACCTAAAGGCTATATGCAAGGCATACAGCAAGGTAAAAAGGTGTTAGCAAGGGAATTATCATCTATCGCAGAAAAGCACCTTAAAATCGAAATTAGAGATGATAAGAAGCATAACAAGGTATCGCAGAAGCAGTATGAGAAATTTATGGATTTATTGAAAGTAGGTGAGAACAATGCTAATTCCGAAAGTTAAAGCCAAAGAGTTTGAAAAATTTGGATTTAAGAAATGTAAGGGCGAATATGGTAAGAATGGTTGCTATTACCTTTGTGTTGCAAAAGGCGTGAAAATGCTTTTTGTGAGTAATGTGCTTTTTGATGTTAATGATTGGAGAGATAATGACCCAAGAATACACAAAGACGCAAATTGCCAATACAGGGACCACAGGACATATCTTGATATTATCTACGAACTTATTAAGGCGGATATGCTTGAAAGCAGGTGGTTCAGAATGAAGATTACAAGAGGAAACACTGATAACATAACAGAAGCGATACACGGATTAGATGTTTTTACTAAAAATTGGTGTATGGATTGTGAGAAAACAGAAGCCGAGAAAGATTTAGTATTTCGTTGCAAAGGCTGTGAATTTGAAATGAGTGACGGAAGATGTTCGGTTAAAGTTTTTGCCAATAATCATAAGTGTGATTACCCATTAAAAGATTTTGGAAGTATGGGTATGTACTAACTAAAAATCAAAGAAAGGAATAGGTTGTCGCGACATAAAACCGAGGTTTCCTTTTGGTAGATTTAAAATGTATAAAAAGAAGATTAAATGTGAGATATATCGTGATTCTATGCAGAATTACAAAAAATATACAATACCACCAGCGCAACTTATTATAGCTGATGTTCCTTACAATGTCGGAACTAACTTTTATGGAAGTAACCCTATGTGGTATAACGGCGGTGATAATAAGAACGGAGAAAGCAAACTTGCAAAAAAAGCGGCTTTCAATTCGGATTTTAACTTTAATCTCTATGAATACTTTCACTTTTGCTCAAAGATGTTAAAGAAAGAAGATACAAAGCCTATCGCTAGGGGCAGAAGTAGCAACAGCCCTTGTATGATTGTATTCTGTTCATTTGAGCAGTTATCAACATTAATTGCAGCAGCGAAGAAACACGGATTTGTAAATTACATACCGCTTGTGTTCTGTAAAAATTACAGTCCACAGGTACTTAAGGCAAATATGCGTATTGTAGGTGCTACGGAATATGCACTTGTGTTATATCGAAATAAGTTACCGAAATTCAGAAATGGCTTACAGGTAGACGAAAACGGAAAGAACATCAGAGGGACTGGACATATGGTATTTAATTGGTTTAATTGGGAGAAAGACGGGAAAGACATCCCAAAGATTCACCCAGCTCAAAAACCCGTAGCAGTCCTTAAAAAATTAATAAAAATATTTACAGACGAGGGAGATATAGTGATTGACCCTTGTTGTGGAAGCGGTAGTACATTAAGGGCTGCCGCAGAACTTAATAGAAGTGCTTACGGATTTGAAATTGACAGAAATTTCTACCAGAGAGCAAAGGATGAAATGCTTGTCTTCCATAAAGACCCACAGATGAGCATTTTTGATTTAACTGGTGTTTAAGTAGTTAAAAGGAGCATGACATGGAAAAGAATGGACAGTTTGAAATATCTGATTTTTTAAGGGAAAAAATTGAGGGAAAATCCGTAATGAGCTTAACCAGTTGGATAAACAACCAGGGGGAAGTACAATATAGTCAAATAGCCAAAGTTGTAGAAAAAGCGTACAACTTTTATAAAAGCAATGTAGAAACAGAGTTTGAACTTATCGACAGAATAACAAATGCAGTTTCTGTCTATGTTCTTAATCAGTCGATTGGATACATGGATTATTTGCGAAAGGAAAGTAAGCTATGACAGATGATACAAAACACGAAATAACAGTAGCCCTTGACTTGTTAAAGAGTATTCTTATAAGAAATGGAGTGTCAATTGCGACGGATAAAAATGGCAATCTTATGTTTTTTGATACTGGCACTTATGTTAAGAGTGGCGGTAATAAATTTGACGGATGTGGAATTAATATTAAGGATTTAGTGAGGTGATTTTATGGAAGAACAAAAGACATTTAAACATTCCAATGGATATTCTGCTGTACTTTATGGTAAAAGCTCCATGATAATCCGCAGACCCGATGGTAGCGAAATGATACATACAGGGTCACGCAATGTAAATAAAGAAGCAGAGGTTATGGATTTGCTAGAAAAGGTTGTTGAATTTGATAAAAATATGGATGAACTTATTGAAGAATTGGGGGAAAATAAATGAGAGTTTATATATCTGGGGCGATTACAGGCAATAAGAATTATATTGCACAGTTTCTTAATGCTGAACATGAGCTTAAGGCACTGGGATTTGAAGTTGTTAATCCGACAAGATTAAATAATATTATGCCAAAGAGTGCAACATATGAAGAATACATGGATATGTGCATGGACTTGTTAAGAATATGCGACAATATTTACATGCTTAAAGGATGGCATAAGTCCGCAGGAGCTAATCGTGAATACGGGTACGCATTAGCTAAGAAGATGATTATATTAAGGGAGTGATTGAATGGCAATGTACAGAAATGTTAGATTGTCCTTCTGGAGCGATTCAAAAGTCGAAGAGGAATTTACGCCAGAGGATAAATATTTTTACTTATATCTTTTAACTAATCCGCAAACAAATATAAGTGGATGCTACAAAGTTAGTTATGGAACAATGGTAAAAGATACTGGATATAGCAAAGATACTATTATTAGGCTGATAAAGCGTTTTGATGAAGTTCACGATGTATTAAAATTTGACGAAGCCACAGGAGAAATTTTATTGCTTAATTGGCATAAATACAATTGGACTTCATCTGAAAAAATATTGACGGGAATTAAAACAATTGCCAATAAGATAGCAAGCGAAAACTTTAAGGATTACATTTTTAGACAAATAGAATGTTATAAGAATGACCAACAACCATGTCAATATGTTAGGCAAGACGTCACAGAAGAGTCTACGAATATAGAAGAATTCACTGATGATGATGAAAAGAATAATAGTCAAATTGTTAAAGATGTTATTGACTATTTGAACATAGCTGCGGCTACCAACTATAAATCAACGTCTGAAAAAACTAAAAGGCTAATAAAAACAAGAATAAAAGACGGCTTTGCATTGGATGATTTTAAGACTGTAATTGATAAAAAAACGTCCGAATGGCGAGGGACAGATATGGAGAAATTTCTGCGGCCAGAGACGTTGTTTGGTAACAAATTTGAAAGTTACCTAAATCAGAAAATTATAACGAGAAACACTTATATTAACACTATTAACACGCAAGCCGACCAGTTGAATGTGTTTTTGAAAAAAGCTAGAGGAGATGAGGTTAATGACAGAGGAAGAAACGGCTAAAATACTTACAACAATAACAATTGCATATCCTAATTTTAAGGTGGTAGACGCAGAAGCTACAATTAAATTATATTTTTCGATGCTAAAAGATTATTCATATACATTATGTGACTCAGCTATAAGAAAATATATAGTAACAGACACAACAGGATTTGCACCAAGTTTAGGTAAGATAATAGAAAACATTAACACACTCTCGAAACCACGAGAATTAAATGAACTAGAGGCGTGGAGTATTGTTAGCAAAGCACTTAGAAATGGTACATATGGAGCGGAGGAAGAATTTAGCAAGTTTCCTACAGCTATAAAAAATGCTGTAGGTTCACCGAGTATGTTATTAACATGGGCTACAGATGAACATTTTAATGAGAGTGTTGTGAGCAGTAATTTTATGAGGGCTTATAGAGAGGAGGTGTCAAGGCAGAAAGAATTAATTAGTTTGCCGGGAGATATAAAATCTTTATATTTTAGTAATAGTTGTAAGAGTTCAGATGTTAAAGTTATTGAAACTTCAAAAGAAAATGAATTAGAATATAAGGCTATTCCGATGCCAGTGTATTTAAAAGATAAGATAACCAATATTGGGAAATAAAATTTATTAAAAGGAGTAATGAGGTTTGTGCGCACATTAAAACCGGTTTTACTCAATAGTAAAAAATGCCATTGACACAAAAAGAAATAAGTCACAATTTTTATATAAAACGGAAAAATAATGGATTATGTCCACGTTGCGGAAAGCCGCTTGACAGAACTGGTTACTACTGTTCGGATTGTTTAAAGAAAAATAACGAACGTGAAAAAGAATTTCGTGAGTGGTGCAAAGAACACAAAATTTGTCCGCAATGCAAAAAAAACAAACTTTTTGGCGATGAACATATTTGCCCGGAATGTTTAGCAAAAAAAGCTATATACCGTGCAAACCATCCCATATCTGATGAAAAACAAAAACAATACAATGAGAGATTCAAAAAACAGCAGCGGGCGCTGTACCAACAACGAAAAGAACAAGGTATTTGTACCCGTTGTGGTAAACGTCCAGCGGCAAAGCCTAAAGCCAAATGTGCAATATGCTTAAAAAAGAACGCTCAAGCGCATAAAAAGCAATATTACGACAAAATAGATATAAAAGAGTATCGCAAAGCTAATAATCTATGCTACCACTGCGGCAATCCTATAGACCGTGAAACAGGCCAGTTGTGTCAATCGTGTTGGGATAAATGCCGTGAAAATGGATTAAAAAGCCCACATAATAATACATACTGGCAGCAGGACAATAACATAGTTTTTAAATGGAATCGAGGTACTAAAAATGAACATAAATAGCGCAATTGACAAAGGCTGTGATAAATGCAAGCATAAGTTTTATTTAGGCACAAATAAGCAAGGCGCGGCAATTTACGGTTGTAAGAACCGTACTGGTAAATGCCCGGAGCATAAAAACAAATAATTGAAGGGAAACGGCTTATGAATTTTTCGGAATTAACTAAGCCGGAGCTTGAAAAAATTATCGAAAATGCCAACTTCACAGAAGAGGAAATGCAAATATTTAAAATGTTAGCTTGCGGCAAGAGCTTGGAACAGATAAGTCAAAAAATATTATTATCAAAAGCCACGGTTTCTCGCCGCATAGTTGACATAAAAAACAAAATAGAAAGGACTGATAACATGAATAAAACAATCCCAATTTGGGAGAAAGCATTGTTGACGGTTGAAGAAACAGCAGAATATAGCAACATTGGACTTAATAAAATTAGAGAATTACTGAATCAACCCGGCTGTACGTTTGCCTTTTTTGTAGGCAAAGGGAAATGCCTTGTTAAACGTAGGGAATTTGAAAAATTTATTGATAAAACAAGAGAAATATAATCATACGTTGAAATATGAGCCGTGATGTAGTAATATGTGATTGTTATGTCACGGCTTCTTTTTTTGAAAGGAGCTATATACATGGGAAAAGATTTGAAAGGCAAAGAATTGGGAGCAGGAATTACCCAGCGTAAAAATGGAACATATCAAGGACGATACAAAGATAGATTCGGAAATGTAAAGACGATTTACAATCGCAAGTTATCTGATTTACGCAAAGAACTTGCGATTGCAATTGCTGACAACGAAAATCTATTGAGTATTCGCAATGAAATTACTCTTGATGAGTGGTTTAAAAAATGGGTGGAATTATATAAAAAGAAAAGTGTACGCCCTAACACGCTTAGGGAATACACTCATGTTTACAACAAAAATATATCACCTTTTTTAGGGAATAGCAAGATAAATTCACTTGTCAAATCGGATATACAGCAACTTATTGATACTGCTAATGACAGTGGATATAAACATGAACGCCAAAATAAAATCAAAGTTATTTTGTCTGATATGTTTGAAAGAGCAATAGAAGATGAATTAATGACAAAGAATCCGGCAAAGGGTGTTAAATTGAGGTTAGAAAAAGAGTTTAATGCAAAGACATTAACGCTCGAACAGCAGGACATCTTTTTTGAGGTTTGTAGCGGCACTTTTTATGACAACATGTACAACGTTGCAGTTAATACCGGATTGCGACCGGGTGAATTATTTGCGCTTACAAAAGAAGATGTTGATTTAGAAAATGGATATATTAGTGTAAATAAAACGCTGGTTTATCAAAAATATCTTGATGATGAGTGTAAGACATTTCATATCGAACCGCCAAAAACGAAACAGAGTTATAGAAAAGTTCCTATAAATCGCAAATGCCGCAAATATCTTGAAAAGCAATTTGTCTTGAAAGATGTTATTAGCAAAAAACGGCCTAAACAGCAGAATGATTTTTTATTTGTTACTAAATTTAATACACCGATAAATTCTCAAATTTATTCTGATTCAATTAAAAGAATTGTTGAGCAGATTAATCTTACAAGAGAATTTGCAGACGAATTTCCGGTTTTTAGTGGGCATACATTCCGACATACATTTGCTACACGATGTTTTGAAGTTGGAATACAGCCGAAAGTTGTTCAATCATATTTAGGCCATGCAACACTTAAAATGACAATGGATTTATATACACACGTAACAGAAGAAAAATCTGCAAATGACATTGAACGTATCGTTGAAAATGATAGGAATAATGTAATAGATTTTGGATTGAAAGTATGTTAGTGTGTAAATAGTGTGTAATTTACACATCAATTTCAAAAAGAAATCCAGTAAATAAGCGGTTTCACGGACAATTTTATGTGGGAACTGATAAAATTACTATGTGTATCAGGTAACTCCGTATGATTGGCAGTAAATAGCATATTTTAGCTGTAATCACGCATTTCAAGTAAGATTGATAAAATTATAAAATTTCACAAAATATCACGTATTTTTACACCAAAAGTGTGTAAATAGTGTGTAAGATATGATATACACACATACAACAAAATAATAGCCGTGGCATGACAAAAATATGAGAAGAACATGATAACGTTCTTCTCTTTTTTTATGCAAAAATATAATTACAGAAAGGGGGAACGGCAATGTTTTCAGATGAAGTCAGAGAAAAAATTTTTGCTGAAAAAGAAGTTGGTAAAGTTCCGCTGGTGTATCAATCAATTATGATATACGCAATTCAAAAAGTGTTAGAAGAGGAGAAGAACAATGCAGATAAACAATCCGTATCAGCAACCGATTATGAATTTTAATCCAGGGTATGCGGCTTATCAATACAATCCTATGGCTAATATGCAAAGGATACAGCAGGAACAGCAATTGCCGCAGGCAGGAATAGCAGTGGCAAATCAGCAGGTTATGCCACAGCAGGCAACTGGAATTAATGGGCGAGTTGTAGCTGCCGTTGAAAATATTAATGCCAATGAAGTACCAATGGATGGTAGCGTTGCTTTTTTCCCAAAACAGGATTTATCAGAAATTTATGTAAAGGGATGGAACGCAGATGGAACGATAAAAACAGTTCTGTATACGCCCCATATAGAGCCAAAAGACAATCAGACAATAAATTCTATACCTAACGCAGAAAATCTCAAAATAGACCTATCAGAGAAAGCTACAGAGGGTATTATGAATAAACTAGATGAATTATTTGGGAAAATTGAACAATTAGAGGATAGATTTGATAAGACTTTAAGTTCACCAAAAAAATCTTCACGAACACAAAGCAAGGAGAGTGAGAAAGAATGAATCCAATTAACATTATTCAAATGATGAGAGGTGGACCTCAACAGCTTTTGCAACAGATTGTAGGAAACAACCAGATGATGTCGAACCCTATGATGAAAAATGTCGTAGGAATGGCTCAAAAAGGCGATATGCAAGGCGTTGAACAGATGGCAAGAAACTTATGTAAAGAAAAAGGCTTAAACGCTGATGAAGTAATGAGTAAGTTAAAAAGTAAATTTAACATGTAACAGCATATTAGAGGTTTATGCATAATATCCGGGAAACCTCTTTATGAATATATTTTTAGGAGGCAAATAATATGTTTAATTCAAATTGTGCTAGTGTGCCATTAGTGGCTAATATTGATGGCAATAGCAATAACAACGGCTGGGGAGATGGCGGTTGGCTTTGGTTTATTGTCGTAATCTTCGCAATATTTGGCGGCTGGGGCGGCGGCTTCGGTGGTTTCGGTGGAAATGGAGGAGCATTACAGGGATATGCAACACAGGCTGATATTCAAAGAGGATTTGATAATTCAGCTATTGTGTCAAAGCTTGACGGAATTACCAACGGATTGTGTGATGGCTTCTATGCTGTCAATAACGGTATGCTCACAGGCTTTAATGGCATTAATACCAATATCTTACAGACTGGGTTTGGTATTCAGCAAGCTATTAATGCGGACACTGTAGCAAATATGCAGAATACAAATGCATTACAATCACAGCTTGCTAATTGCTGCTGCGAAACAAGAGAAGCAATTCAAGGCGTAAATTACAACATGGCACAGAATACTTGTGCATTACAGAATACAATGAATAGTAATACACGAGATATTATCGACAGCCAAAATGCAGGGACAAGAGCCATTCTTGATTATCTCTGCAATGAGAAAATTTCCAGCTTACAGGCAGAAAACAACGATTTACGCAGAGCGGCTTCACAGGATAGACAGAGCGCATTACTTACTACTGCAATGGCTTCGCAGACACAGCAGATTATTAATGCAGTCAATCCGGCGCCGATTCCGGCATATCAGGTGCCGAACCCTAATGTATACTGCGGTTGCAATGCAGGGTGCGGTTGCTAATAAAGCACAAATTAATAATGTATCTTAATCAAAAAGATTATGTCTGCAAAAGCAGTGTTACATGATGTTACCGGCATTTGAGCCGGGAGAACAAGGGCAGGCTGAAACAGTTTGCCCTTTATTTTGTGAAAGAGAGGTATTATTTTATGGCAGAATTTACAGGAATTGCACTTCAAACTGTTGCGCAGGGAGAAGATGTTGCATTTACAGAAACACCGGTTGCTTGTTCAAATTGCATTACGCACAGACAGGGAAGCGGTATTGTTAAATTAAGAGGGCTTACAAATCAGTGCCGGGCAAGATTTTTAGTGTCTTATTCTGGAAACATCCAAATCCCTACCGGCGGAACAGTTGAAGCTATTTCTCTTGCTATTGCAATTGATGGTGAGCCGTTGCAATCAACTCGTATGATTGTTACACCGGCGGCAGTAGAGAACTTCTTTAATGTTTCGGCACAGGCATATGTGGACGTTCCACGCGGTTGCTGCGTTGCGGCGGCGGTACAGAATACATCTGCACAGGCAATTGAAGTTCAGAACAGCAATTTGATTGCAGTTCGGGAAGCATAAGGGAGGGGCGGTTTTATGGATATTATTAGAATGCACGACATGATTGAAAAACTGTCTGAATGTGCTAAATGCGAAATTGACAAAGGAATTGAAAATATAGACCCGTGTGAAATGGGACAGGTTACAGATATGATGAAAGACCTTGCAGAAGCAATGTATTATCGTACATTGATGAAAGCAATGGAAGAATCGAGCGCAGATGAAACAATGGAAATGTTTGAGCGGTTTGGTGACGGCAGAAGATTTTATGATAACTACCGCTATGCAAACGGCAGATTTGCGCCAAAAGGCAGAGGAACGCGCCGGGGATACGATGAACCTCCGTATTTCCACATGACACCGGAAATGTACAGCGGAATGGAACACGACAGGGATATTGACCGCAATTATGGCAGAATGTATTACACAGAACCGGCGGTAAGCGGCATGAATATGACCGAAAGCGGCTATGATAAAGCGAAGCGGCATTATACAGAAACCAAAGAAATGCACAAAGCGAATACCGCAGAGGACAAAGAACATAAGATGAAATCGCTTGAAAACTACATGAAAGAGTTGTCCGGCGATATTACAGAACTGCTTACAGACATGACGGCAGAAGAACGTACAATGCTGAAAAGCAAGCTTTCAACGCTTGTAAGTAAAATGTAATAATGTAATGGCAGGGGCAGAAATGTCCCTGCTTTCTTGAACATTGACAACTAAATATTGGCTAGTGATTTGTGGATTTTAAAAATTTTTTCAAAAAGGCATTGACTTGTTACACGTAACATTATATAATGTAACTCGTAACAAGGAGGTGGTTAAAATCGCACCTAAGAGCAGAGCTGATTACATGAAACAGCGTAGAGAAAAGACAAGAAATTTTAGTGCTGAACTTGACAGAGAAAAGTTTGAGAAGCTAGAAAAAAAACTTTCTGAAAAAGGGATAACTAAAAAGGAATGGCTTGACAACAAGGTTGATGAAGAAATCAGTAATTAAGCAAAAAGAGCAGTTGCCCATGATTTGACGGTCATGCAACTGCTCTAAAACCGAGATAACTCTCTGTGAAATATTTTATCATAGAGAGTATCTCTTTTCAAGAAAAAATTGAAAGGTAGGTATAATTTATGAAAGAATTTTTGCAAATAGTGTATACGAATCAAATAGAAAAGACGGAAATTGGTGATGAGTATTTTAAAATCTTTGAACCATTTATGGATAGGCTTAAAGAAATCTTGAGTGACAGCCTTTATGAAGAACTAGAAGAATTGTTCAATACTTGTGCAGCTCAAAACAACAGCTTCTATGCAGTTACGGGTATGCAACTGGCGATTGGCATTATGGACGGAACCTTTGTTCCAACATACTAGGAGGTGCTGTTATGAATGGAGAAGTAATAAATAAAAATACTACAATAACTACATTAGAAATTGCAAATATGCTAGAAATGAAACATTATAAGCTACTTGAAAAATTAGAGGGTACAAAAGACGGCAAAACAAAGGGAGTTATTGAAACTTTAACTCACCACGATTTCGTGGTCAGTGATTATTTTATTCCGTCTACATATAAAGACGATAGCGGAAAAGAAAACAAATGTTATAAAGTAACCCGCATGGGCTGTGAGTTTCTTGCGAATAAGTTTACCGGAGAAAAGGGAATTGTTTTTACCGCCCTGTACGTGAAACGCTTCCACGATATGGAGCAGGCATTGAAAAAATCACGGCAGGCAATCCCGGAGAAAGAGTCACTTGAACGTTATGGTATTGTAGAAAAGCCGGATAGCGGCAAGTGGTTTAACAAGAATAACTGGAAGCTTAAAATAATCTGTGACCGATTCAAATGGACACGAAAATTTTTATACCACAAAATTCTTGTTGAACTGTCCGATTTGCACAATTTAGAGCTTGTAGAAAAGCTTTATACCGTTGCATACGGACACAAACCGGAGTACAAGATGAATTTGCTGGATTACAGTGAAGAACTTGCCGAAACAGCAACAAGATATGTTAATTACTTGTTAATTGAAGAGTGAAAAAATAATAATTTCAAATTTAGAAATCACTGGCTGATATTTAGCTGGTGATTTCTTTTTTTTTGAGGTGAAATATGTTTTTGATAAATGGTATTGAGTGGAAAATTGAATTTGTTCACGGCACAAACAATAATTTGACACGTTCTGACGGCTCTATAAGCCTTGCTGTGACCGATTGGAACGACAAGACTATATATGTATCCAACAAGCCAAAAGGGGCTTATTTGCGTAAAATAATAGCACATGAGCTGTGCCACTGTTTTTGTTTTTCTTACGGCATACATATACCTATAGAGCAGGAAGAATTTATGGCAGACTGGATAAGCCTTTATGGTTCAGAATTAATTTATTTGTTGGATTATTTAATGGCAGGAATTAAGAAAGAAAGTGAGAGTGCATCTTGATGTGTGAATTAGATGAATTGCTTGAATATATACAGAAAACTAATCCAGAGATGACTAAAGAAAAGTTGATTTATGAGCTTAAACAGCACGATTACACTAGCAAATCACTTATTTTTACAGCAAATAATAATAGCATTAACAATATTATTTGAAATATGTAAATTTTTATGATATACTAAATAAAATATATAAAATAGGAGTAATTATGGCGTTTATAAATAAAAATGGGGAAAGCGTTAGTTTTGAATGTTCAGAGCTAATAGGAGAATTAAAACGTGATATTGCAGAATTTGGTGGCGATACGATTGTTTGTGTATGGTGCCAAAAATATAAGGGTGTCGAACTTTATACCAACTATGATTTTATAAATGATATTCCGATTAAAGAAAGAGAGTTGGAAGATGGAGAATATCTAAGAACAATGTCTATGACGGCTTTATTGATTCTGTTAGAAAAAGAAAATGAATTGATTTGAAATGACCCTATAGGATTATTTATATCTCATGGGGTCATTTTATAGAGTAATTATTTAATAATTGGAGAAAAAATGATAGATGAATGTATGAAAGTATTTAAAAAAAATCCCCCGGACATAGTGCATGATATCCATGATGTGGGGGATTATATTGTTGTAAATAAGGATGATACTGTTAATTTTGTTTCTTTTAAGAAAGGCACAAGATTAAATAAAAACGACAAACTATATAAGAGTATTTGTTTTTATGATTATCATAGTAGTCTTATAAATATGAATAAGGCTCAAGATAATAAGAAAATAATTCATTCTAATAATTATATGTCATTTTGGGTAAAATATGAAAATATTGATAGCGGTAAGTTGACAGCGAAGATTATTGACAATTATTTTAATAAACTGCTTAATCCCGGTGAGAACTGCAAAAAAGCGGAAAAAACATTGTATGAACTTGCGTATAAAGTCGCAGGCGATATTAATACAGTTCGACTTGAAAAGAATAAAAAATGGATTAAAGACCACATTTTCTGCTTGGAAAAACTAGGTGTGAATTTGCAGAAAAAGAATTATCTCAAAATATTTTTTGAAGACGATGAGGAAGTATATATTAATGAAGAAAATAGATATTTAATCCCTAATATATTTTTAAAAAATGATTTTAATATAAAAATGAATGATAATATTTATGGGTTGCCAAATGATAATATGGTGTTAAATTTAAAGAAACCTTATTTAGAACACAGAACGAGAAAGCTTTCTATTCCTACGTTGATTGATATTGAACAAGCATTAGGACAGAGAGAATTGTTTGAATTTTTTTTAAAAAATGCGACTCAAGGTAAAAATTTAATATTTTTTGATACATGGAAAGATAATATTATTTCATGCCAAAATGGTGAGTTGCCGCAGTGCAATATTTCTGGATACATGCTGTTCATTCAGAATAATCTGTCCGCAATTATTAAGTATTCAAATTTAGTTAATTATAATTATAAGCTTAAGAAGCCATTTGAATTAAAAAAATATCTGCAAGATGATAAGAATGAGCAATATTATAGTGTTTATAATAATAAGCAAGAATTTTTAGATATTATTGATAATGTATTTTTTAATAAATATCTAAAATATAATATGTTTAACGAAATTGATACATTACATATAGATATGAATATCAAATGCAATCTTATAATGTACAGAAATAATATTATCGACTGGATATTTAATAATAGTGGAAATATAAATGAAATATTGCACAAAATAGGTATTGGCTGCATTTACCAGCAAATTGATAATGGCTTTATTTCAAGGGCTTTACTGGCGTTAAATCTTGTACAATCTCTTGATTTGTATTTCAATGATTCAATCACAAATCAAGCTGACGATAAATATTGGATTGATATTGGGAAATTAATCCGATTTTATTCAAGTATATGCAAAGGCCATGAACGTGATTCAATAAATAAGATGTTGAAGATATCTAAGCTTTCAGTAATGTTAAAGCAGCTAGACAGAATGTTCTTAAAATATAATTATAAAATCAAATCTGATAAAATATTACAATTATATTCTGATATTAAAGAATACGACTGTAAATCAAAACATACTAATGAGTTAGGAATTTTGATAGGATATTTTTTGTAAATTATTAGCAAGGCAGGGGAAAATATTCGGAAAATTTTTATACCCCCCCACATTTTAAAAATTAACCCCGACTTTTCATTTTAAAAAAGTCGGGGTTTTTGATTGAATTTTGAACAAATTCCCCTGTGAAAACAGGTTAAAAACTTTAGTTCACTAAAGTGCATATGGTTCAGTTCTTTAAGATTATGCCTTTACAGCCGCGCACCATATAACTGCACAAAAGCCAGTTGTGTCCTGGTTAAATGTATTCTGCTCTCAAAATATGAGCCACAATTTGCAGCCGTGAATTGAAAAAATATTCACGGCTGCAAATGCTAATATAAGAATGTAGGTTTTTCGACATTTTTATATTGACATTTGCACACAGTTTGAAAACATAGTGACTTATTATATCTTGACTTATCATAATCATCTGTTTGTATAATGTAATAATTTATTTTATAATATACAAAATAAGGTACACTAATAAACTATGTTATTCTTAATAATATCATGTTTATATTAAATTTTCAATGTCCGAAAATAATATAAAATTATAGCACAAAATATGAAAACATGAAAACATGAAAACATGAAAAGGGGCAGCTTTTCCCCTTTTTTATATCAAAAAATATAGCACTTACGATACACAACACACAGGTTCCATCATACAATGAGTAAAGCAACTTCTTTATATTGGGGCGTAAAGTAGCAGCTTTAGAAGCAAGTTTATTATTCGCAACTGCTATTAAGCTTAATAGCAATTGCTTTTATTTGCACACTTTACAAAACCTAAAGATTGTGACTCATAATTTTAAATAGCCGCCCATAATTGGCGGCTATTTAACTAGATTCTTTTAATTCACTTCACAAATATAATAATATTTGTGATTAACGCTAACGGCTGACCAGCCATCAGCCCATGTTTTACCGTGAGATGATACCATCTCACAAATTTCATTAGCGTCTCCATCTTCGAGTTGCCATTCTTGAAAATAATTTTCTAAATTATTTTCAAGTTCAACCTCATCATATACAGTTGTGCCGCGTTCTAACGCGGCAATGGCTTCACTTCGTAAGAAGCCACAATATCCAAGAACATAAACATCACGCTCTTGAATAATGCAGTTGTTTTTTTCAAACTTATCATTTATTGATAAATTTGCAAATGTTTCTAAAATTTCCTCAAAGTCATCGGCTTCATATTCACCGATAACTTCGCCCTTGTTATAAATATTTCCAGCAAATCCATTGCCGATGTATTTACATGTTACCATATTGGCAGGGGTTTCAAAACTGCTATAATATTTTATTTCCATAATTTTCTTTAGTGCGGCAATTGCCGCACTACTCCTTTCTTTTTTTATTTATCCGAAATTTGGATAAAAGCAAACCGGGGAATCGAACCCCGGAAGCTGGCACCGTCTGCCGCTTGCCTGTTGTTATAGAGCTTTTAAAAGCCCTACAAGCTCACTGCGTCGCGTTTGAATTAGCTTCTTTGCGGTGCAGAAGTTAATCTTTTCGCCGGATAAGCGTTCTAACTCTTTAGCGGCGCTTATATATGCGGAAAACTCTTTTTTATACGCGCTGTCAAATGCGCGTTCTTTTTCTATGTTTTCCGGCTCGGCTTCGTATTCCTGTTGTGCCTTGTCGGCGGCTTTTTCCAGCTGCTCTAATTCTTCAATTTTTTTTATTAATTCTATATTATTCATAACATAGACCTCCTTTTATTTTTTATAAAAAGCATTGGACGGAATCGAACCGCCCATGCGCCTGTTCGCTATGCCTGTTTTCTATGCTTTTTTAAACATTTCCCAAGGTGCTACAATCATGCCGCCTTGGGAAGCGGCATATATTAAAACTTCTCCGCTTTTTGTTATTTTGTACTTTTTAAAAGTACATTTTATAGAATGTTTGCGATCATTAAAGCCGTAAACAAGTTTGTCCCCTATTTTCATATTTCCGCCCCCTCTTTATAATATAATCATTAATCCTAACTCATTAGAATTTTTTGCCCTGATTATATAGAAATCTTTAACTATACAATCAAAGTACCTCTTAGAAGCGGCTAACATTACGCCGCTAGTTTCGTATTCGATTTTTTCTATTTCCCCATTTTTTTGAATTTCAAAAAAATCACAATGCATTGTGTTGAATAAATTTTCAAACCTCATAATCTTGCACCATTTCGCCAACTGTGATATAATCGGCTTACCTTTCTTTTTGATTGGTGGCGGTTCGTTTTTCTTGGTTGGGGGCGAACCGCCTTTTTTATTTTGTTCTTTGCTATGGTTATAATATACACTAATATTAGTATAATGTCAATAGTAAAATATACAAATTTTAGACTAATTTTAAATTGACATATTCCGTTTACAATGTTATATTATATATATGAAAGCAAAGGAGGAGTACAAACATGATTAATTATAAGATAGACGTATTTAAAGCGTTGAAAGATAGGGGATACAATCAAGCCAAGATACAAAGAGATAATCTTTTACCGCGGCAGACCATGCAGAATATTAGAGCCGGAAAAAGTATTACATTGGAAACACTCAATAAAATATGCATTATGCTTAAAATGCAACCTGGGGATATAATAGAAGTTATCCCAACAGATGATGAAAAAATAAAATATTATTAAAATCCACTTGATAATACTCTAATATTAGAAATTACAAAGTGATATATTAAGCGTATAATGTGTTTATAATATAAAGAAAGGGCAATATTAAAAATATTTAATATTGCAAAGGGAATTGAAAATGAATAACGTTGTAAGAATGGCCGAAGAAATGAAAGAATATTTAGCCGGAGAAATTCCAGACGTAGAAATCGGCGATATCGTCGAACTTAATGATATTTGGAATGGGGAGGGAGATTGTCCAATCGCCCCTGAGGGTGATGGATGTTCGTCGTATTGGCTGACAGGCGATGAATATATATATTATGAAATTCAGATGGCAGATGTCTACAGCGGAGACATTAGGGATTTAACCGAAGACGAACAACTTCGGTTGCATGTTAAAATTAAAAACATTTATATAAGCTAAATAAGTGGAGGGTTTAGCCCTCCACTTCTTTTTTATATTTAAAAATAAAGCTTCGGGACAACTTTCCCCGAAGCTTTAGAGCTTTAAATAATAATATTGTATTACATAAATTTAATACATAATTGCAATAAAATTAAAATAATATTTAATTTAATGTAAAAAATTGACTTTTTATTGCAATATGTATTATTATATGTAATAGCATTACATTAATGAAAGGTGGGTAATATGGATAACAACGAAATGTTAGAAAAGTACAAACAAAGGATAAAACGGCAAAATGAAAAAATAAAACAGGACTACGACCGCGCGAGCGTAACACTGCCCAAGGGAACAAAAGACCGTATACAGGCATTGGGCTACACTGTAAACGGATTTTTAAATTCTGCGGTATTGGCAGAGCTGGAAAGGTTAGAAGCAGAAGCACCGCAGACGGCACAGCCGGAAGCCGCAAAAGAAGAACAGCCGGAGCAGGCACAGACAAAAACTGACACGCCGGAAGATGTGGCAGAATTAAATAACTGGCTGCACCAAATACAGCAGGAGAACGAACAACGGCGCCTTGATACTGCACGAGCTCGACAAATAGAAATCGAAAGGGATAGATAATAACTAAATAACAATTCAATCAATAAAAGCATTTAGAAACAAATTTAATATTCTAAATGCTTTTATTTTTTTATAACCCTTTATTATATTAATATATACTGGGGTTCGTCAATAGAAATGGACAAAATAATTAATTTAATAATAATTTTATAATTATATCGCTGTTTGTACATATAGTACATAAGTACTACACGATGGTACTTTTATAACCTATAGATACCCTATTTTTAAGAAGAAAAAAAGAGAAAAAAGAAAATGAAAAGAAAACGAAAAGAAAGAACCAAAGAAAAGTAAAAGAAAAGTAAAAGAATAAAAGAGAAAATAAAGAAGAATGTGTATTTTTTATTATAAAATATATTATTTATTTTAAATAATAATTAATAAGGTATATTAATATATATAATAATTATTTATTATTTTTATATATATTTATTATATTTATATATGGCAAATATTTTTTGAATTGTCATAAAATATATTGACGTTGTAATATAATAGTGCTATATTGTTAATAACAATTTAGCTGAACCCCGGCAATAAAACAATAAATGTTGTCAAGTTCTCCCAGCACTGCGGAGGGATTATAGAGCTGTAAAGGGTAGGTATACAGGACAAGGGCAGTATTAGTTATTCGTCCACGAGTTAGAATTTATTTATTTCTAGCTCGTGGATTTTTTTATTTAAACAAAATGGAGGCGCGGGAAATGTCAGACGAATTAATAACAATAGAGATGATAGATAATATGTTTGATGATCTAATAGATTCGTTCTGTTTAGAGCATGAGATTAAAGATAAATACGATATATACCCGGCACAATGGAACGCAGCGTTGATTTATATTAATAATAATACTTTTAAACTTAATGTAAATATTCTTAAACCTCCAGTTACAAACGGAAGTTATAATTTAGATGCCGTTAATGAAGCTTTAAATATATATATAAACAAATGTTTTATGTACAACCAAGAAATTAGTATAACTGGTTTTTGTTTATTTACGAATATAAAACATGCAACAATATATTCGTGGGATAATAGAGAGGATAGGACTATTATTTATAAAGACTTGCAGGGAAATATATTAAACAATATGCAAATAGCTAAGATGCAAGAGGGGGAATATATACAAGAACTAAGTACGGCGGCTGTGGAAATCGTAAAAAAACTTAGAAACTATTCAGAGGAATCGCTGGTGAGTTTACTTAAGGACAGGCGAAACAATCCAGTTAAGTACCTTGCTATATTAAACCGCCGTCACTCGTGGAACATGCCCGGCGTTAGCAGAGAGAGCACAGGCAAGGTGGAAATCACAGCCGCAGATATAAGAGCTAAATTGAACGATAATAACACGCAATTATTAACGCAGAGTCAACAAGAGATATAGACAATTTAGACACAATTAAGAATGCCTTAAGTACTGGGGCTGTAGGCGATAATATTATACAATAAATTCGCGAAAGTTAGGATTAGCGAAGTTGTACAATGAGTTGTTTTAAATTGTATTAAAAAAGGAGTAATTGTTAATACAATTATAAATGATGCCGCAGCGGCTAAGATTGGGGGCGTGGGGGTTGCAAAAATTAGCCCAAGCCGCCCTACTAAGCACCTAAAATATTCTCCAAAAATAAAAAGACATTATGAAACAAATATATTTAGTTGTAGCAACGATAAAAGGAATAAAACAGCAAATATATACATTCGGTGCTTTTACAGAAAGCATAAAAGCAGAGGAGTTAAAAGAAAAATTATATAAAACAAGAAATATTAACGCTGAAATAAAAGTAATCATTCTCAATGCAGAGAAAGATGTATATATAGGCAGTGAATAGAAAATAAAAGTCCTGTCAGGCAATGCATATAATGGTTGCAAAGAATAGCACAATGGGACGGTAGTAAATAAAACTGGGAATAGCTACAAAACAAAGGGTTATAGCCTAAAGGAAAGGCAGCAGATTTTGATTCTGTTAATATGGGTTCGAGTCCCATTAACCCCGCTGGGGATTTTTAAATCCCCCTAATTCTTTAATGTATTTTGTATGCTTAGAAGTAGTCTCCCCTTATTCCCCCTTATTGTATTCTAAGCAAAGTGGCTTGCATACCCACTATAATGTATGCAATTAAGGCTGGTTAGATTTAGGCTAAAACATAGGTTCAATCCCTATGCCAGCATTTAACAAATATGATTACCCTAGTGTAGATAGGTCTTTCAGCCTTGCTAGGACACACTGAAATGAGTCAAAGACTTTTCGGGATACTGGAAAGTAATAGGCTTTCTGTTAAAAGTGATTTTGATAGAGAAGATGACAAAGTTGTCAACAGAGTGGTGTGGTGTATCATCATAAAGAAGTCAAAAGCAAGGTGCTTGTGGCTGGTGAATAATAGACGCTCGTAGTGCGAGAATAACCTATTGATGTTTGTGGTGTGAAAGACTACGAAATAGATAGGAACTTCAATTAAGCTAGTTTGCCTTGAAATCAAGAAATTGATGTATAACACAAGACACTTGTTAAAGTAGCGGTATGGCAAATTTGGAAAAGAATAATATTGCATATATAAAATCCTGAAAGAACCGTGAAATTTGCAGGTATCATTCCTGCTCATGCTCGACAGTGGTAAGAAGCTAAGGGTCGCACCCAAACGCTCAGACTTATCATCATGGTGGCTGAATATGACTGTACTTATGGAGAATAAGGGGAAACCCTAATCATATTTGTTTATTTGTAGTGTTCCCATAATGGTATTGGAGAAGTTTGCTAAACTTTCGGTCGGCAACGGCTTATAGGTTCGAGTCCTATACACTACGTTAATCAAATAAAGGAGTTATATAATTATGAGAGGAGTTCATACGGTTGATAAAGAAAAATTTATAGAAGCTTATAATAGATGGGCAAACAAAGAAACTACGATAGTAAAAGCCGCAAACGAAGCAGGCATGAGTTACCCAACATTCCGCAAATATGTTGGTGTATTATTAACTGGTGGGGAGTTCCCAGACAATTTATTTATGGATTAGGAGTTTGTAAATGAAAGTAGAAATTCAAAATAATGTATATGGAATGTCACGCAAAGAGTTCAAGCTGTTTCTTGAAATAGCAAGTAAAGCTATATTATGCGGCATTTATGCGGTTGAAAAAGGAAGCACGGTTATTATGCTGAATGAAAAATACAACAACGTTGAAGATTTGAGAAAATCCGTGTCCGAATATAAGTTAAAAGGATTCAAGGTGTATTACAATGACAAAAACAACGATAAGAAAGTAGTGAAAGAATAATGAAATATATAAAAGAATGGCACACTTGCGACAGGTGCGGAAAAGAGATAATGCCTAAGAGCTGGAAAGAAGTTAGATTTAAGCAAGTTGGATGCTGCGGAGATATAGTTCCAACTTTTGAAGATAATGATATGTGTCTTGAAATCAAGAACGTTCGCAGATATAAATTTTTAGAAAGAACATATGAATTATGCCCTAAGTGTAGAAAAGATTTTGAGAGGTTTATGAGGAATGAGTGATTGTTCAAAATGTAAATTCAGCGAAGAAGATTATATTTTTGACGAAGAAATAGGAGAAGAATATCCCGTCTACACTTGCGCCAAAGGGAATGATACAAGCCTAAATTACAAGTGCAAGGATTTCAAGGAATACAAGCCGAGAAAATATAGAGAAAAAGATACAGAGTGTGATAAATGCGAATATCTTGAAACTTGCCTTAACAAGGGCAATGTTATTGATTGTAAAACAATCGCTGATACAAGAAGCCATTACATATGTGGCAGAATGGGGTGTATCAAAAATGAATAATTGTAATTTTACCACTTGCCGATACAATGCGGATGGCAAGTGTGCCAATGACGAAAAGAAAAAAGAATGTATTGATGTTTGCGAAAAAGTGTTGTGCATTGATAAGAAAACATTCAGAAAGATTGATAATGTTAAACATATCGGCGATGATGATGGCAAACCGATAGAAACATCTGAATTTCACGATATGACTATTGGTATTGATGTTTCAGTTGATGCAGTCAATGAATACGCAAAATCAATTCTAGGCAGATACCCGAAAAATAATTATGAATTTTCAAGAGCATTAGCAATGAAAATTCTAGAGGAAACAAAATCATTAGCGAATAATGAGAAAAAGGAGTGAGATTATGTTGATAGTTGCATTACAAGATGATGTAGATAACTTATATGCCATAGGAACACAGCTACAGACCGATTTTTAGGAGTTAATCTTGGAAAGTATGAAGCTGTAGGAATTATTATGGACTACAAGGAAGATTGCACCTTTGAAGAAGCATTAGACAGAGTGGAACACCCACAACCTTTTTATGATATTGCAGAGTGCATTTGTGATGAATTAAAAGCGATTGAAAGAGAACGATTGTTTTATAAAAATAAACTTATGGATTTGCGTTTGCGTTGCCATGATAGTGCGAGAAATATATTTGACAGCGGCAATTATGGGGTGTTGCATATAGTTACGGCAAATGAATTAAAAAGCTACAACAATTAAAATTGATGTGTTGTAATAAAAACACAGGTAGAGCGTAAAAGGACGTTACGCTGTCGGCAAACCCGATTTCGAGGGTGGGAGGGAAACCGAGATTAATGACAACAAAATAATCAAATTACCGGCTGACAAATAGGATCAGTCGCTAACCAACAAAAATTATTGGCAGAGGTCTGAAAGTGCCTTTGCTTTTTTTGGAAAGTAGAGGTGCTTTTCTATGGAAACTGAATTAAAGCAGTTGATATCTGATTGTGAAAATTATATTTCCCAAAATGGAATTAATGAAAATGTGATAAATGCATATTGTGAAGTGTGTCAATTGGCGTATGGCAAGAAAAGAATTGATACCATGCTTATGTGTACTAATAGGGCGAAAAAACTCATAGAGATCTTTTGCATGAATAAAATAGGCAAATCTATGTGGGATATAGAGAAGTTTATATTTAAAAATGGTAGCTCTTTTCACCTGCTTAATAAATATTATAGTTTATTATTGCTAGAAGCAAAGAATAGAATTGTTGATAGTGGATTTAGATATTTAGAAAAAAACAGAGAACCCAGAGAACGTTTTTATATGCCCCGACGAAGACAATTTCTCAAAATGGGATTAATAGACGCATTGCAAGGAATGATTGATGATAAGTACGACATACTTTGTGTGTCACTAATCCCCGGAGCAGGTAAAACAACAATCGAAAAAATGTTTAATGCGTTAGTTGCTGGCTGGTTTCCTAATGATTTTAGCCTTTTTTATTCTCATTCTGGCGACATTACACGAATGTACTACGATGGAGTGTATGATATTGTTACAAATACAGATGAATATACGTGGAGTGAAATCTTCCCTAGCCTTGCTGTTACAAGCACTAACGCAAAGTTAGAACAATTTAATATCGGCAAGTATAAGCCCTTTCCAAGCGTGCAATGTACATCTGTCGGTAGTAAAAATGCTGGTAAAGTTCGTGCAAGTAAATTTTTGCTTGTGGATGATATGATAGGCGGTATTGAAGAAGCACTTAACCCTATGGTACTTGATAAGCTGTGGGATAAATATGCGGTAGACGCTAGACAAAGAAAAATTCAAGATACAGACGGACATAACTGCAAAGAAATTCATATTGCTACACGTTGGAGCGTACATGATGTTATCGGTAGAATACAGAATATGTACGCAGGGAATAAAAGAGTTAAGGTCATTGCTGTGCCAGATGTAGACCCAGTAACAGGCGAGAGCAATTTTGATTATGAGTATAGCGGCTTTACCAAAGAGTTTTTTGAGGACCAACAACTTTTAATGGATGAAATCTCTTATAGATGTTTATACAAGCAAGAACCTATCGAGCGTGAGGGATTATTATTCCCAGATGATAAAATCCGCAGATACCTCAATTTGCCACACGGAGAACCGGAAATTATTACAGCGCAATGCGATACTAAGGGCAAAGGTACGGATTACTTTGTACTACCGGTATTGCAAAAACACGGAGAAGATTATTACTGCATTGATTGCGTATGCGATAACACAGCGGATTACGAAGAACAATACAGAAATGCCGCAGGAGTGCTTGTGAATAATAAAGTACAAGAGTGTGAGTTTGAACGTAATGCTGGCGGTGACAGAGTTGCAATGGAAGTTAATAAGCGTGTTGAGAGTGTAGGCTGGATATGCAATATCACTGATACACCAACGGAAACGAATAAGGAAGCAAGGATATTCCAATGTTCTAACTGGATATTGCAGCATATTATTTTTAAAGACCCATCACTTTATAAACCTAATGAACCATACGGGGTGATGATGTCATTATTAAAGCAATATTCCGTATCAGGGAAAAAGCAATTGGATGATGTACCGGATGTCTTTTCAAATTTTGCTTTACGCATAACACAGGGTAATAAAGTGGCTAAAGTGGAGGCGGCAATAAATCCGTTTAGTAGCAGGAGGTATTAATCTATATGACGACAAAAGAATATTTACAGCAAATTGGTAAATTAAATAAAATGATTAACAATAAGATGATTGAACTGACACAAATGAAAGAAATGGCATATAGTATTAAAGCTATGAATACAGATGAGCATGTGATGTCTTCAAGCGACCCAGATAGAATAGGCTGTGCATATGTCAAGATTGAAGAGATGGAACAAAAAATTGATAGAATGATTGATGATTACGTTGATAAAAAAGAAAAGATTATTACACAGATTGAAAGTATAGAAGATGAAAATCTATATGATGTTTTGTTTTTAAAATACATAGCAAAAAAACGATTTGAAGATATTGCGGTTGAAATTGAAAAATCATGGCGACAAACAATACGATTACATGGAGCTGCATTAAAAAGATTTGAAGAAAAATATGGAAATGAATATCTGTCGTGTCATTGAATGTCATATTAATGTTGTGTTATTATTATGATGACAAAATAAAAAATAATAAAACCCTAGGCGAAGCACTATTGTAGAAATATAATAGTGCTTTTTCTATGCACAAAGAGGTGGCTTATGAAGTTTTATAAAAAGAAAAATAAAGCTGTAATGTGTCCAAATTGCGGCAAGCTGTTAGCGTATGCTGATAAAGACGACCCTAATGTACATAAAAAGGCTTGTATGAACTGCAATAAATGGATTTGGTATTACCCAAGTGACGATGATAAAAATAAAGTAAAAGAAATCCCAGATATAAGGACCTCGAGTGGAATGAGGTTTTTTTAAAGAGGTATTAATTATATGAATAGCATATATTTTCAGGACCTTATCAGAGGTTGTTATGGTAGAAAAATTGCATATACAAATGTAGATATGATAACGGCTGACAACATTGTAAAGGTTATTGGGGATACTATTGGTGTATTTTATTGGAATAAGCCAGCTATTAAGTATTTATGGCATTACTACAAGGGCGACCAGCCAATATTGTACAGACACAAGCTAACTAATGAAGATATTACAAACAAGATTGTTGAAAATCATGCATATGAAGTTGTTCAGTTTAAGGTAGGACAGACATATGGCGAGCCAATCCAGTTTATTAGCCGTAAAGATGATGAAGCTATTAACAAAGCTGTTGATATACTTAATGATTTTATGGCGGATGCCAATAAGCAGGAGAAAGACATTAAAGCTGGAGAGTGGCAGTCGGCAACAGGAACATCATTTAAGGCGGTTCAACCTAAAAATGGAGATGTACCATTCAGAATTGTAGCACCTACACCAATGAATACTTACGTTGTTTACAATGAAAGTACAGAAGAACCTATGCTTGTCGTACAAGAACTTAAAGACGAGGATGGAAACTGGTACAAGATGGCATTTTCCGATACTATGTCATTTAGAATTGTTGACAGCAAAGTAGCAGAAACTAAATTACATACTTATGGCGAAATCCCTATTGTAGAGTTTCCTAATAACCATGAAAGAATATCTGATATTGAGCTTGTTATCGGGATGTTGGATGCTATTAATAACATGCAGTCTAACAGAATGGATAGCATACAGCAGTTTGTTGAGTATTGGGTCAAGTTTGTTAATTGTGAAGTTGACCCAGAAACATTTGAAAAAATGAAAATGAACCATGCCCTTACAGTTAAGTCTATCAACAAAGACAATAAGTCGGATGTTGAAATTATGACACAGGAGCTTAATCAGACACAATGCCAAGTTGCCAAAGAAGATTTATGGGATAACACATTATCCATATTAGCTATTCCGACAAAACAAAGTAACACCGGCGGAGATACGCAAGGGGCGGTTCAATTGAGAAACGGATGGGACTTCTCTAAGACAAGGGCAAAGTTGAAGGACCCTGTTGTTAAATCGTGTGAAAAACGATTAGCAATAGTTGTTCTTAACATATTAAGACTTGCCGGAGAAGATTTAAAGCTGTCAGTCAGAGACTTTGATGTACAGATAAATCACAGTCCACAGGACAATATGTACACCAAGGCACAGACACTCACAGTATTGCTTCAAAGCGGCATACATCCACTTATAGCAATTAAGACAGTTGGCTTATGGGGGGATGCGGAAAAAACATTCCTGCTATCAAAACCATATCTTGATAATATATACAAGACTATTGATGATGAGGAAGAACAAGAAAAGAAAGCACAAGAGATAGCTAATCAACTTAATAATAATCAGCCAAATAAGGCAGTTATCGAATAATCGGTAGCTGCTTTTATTTTATACATTTTGCACCTATGCGTGAAATAGGAGAAGTCACAAGTTGAGCAACCAACGTAAAAAAGCGTAGTGAATCGGAGGTAATTATGACAAGAGAACAGGCAAAACAGAATCTTATTTCAATCGGAGTAGCAAAGCCGACAGATGAACAGGTAAGCAATTATCTGAATCAGGTCAATGGCGAGACAAAGAAAGAAAAAGACAGAGCAGACGGCTACAAGTCTAAAGCTGACAAGGCAGATGAGTTACAGACGCAGCTTGACGAACTACAGGCTGGCAATCTGACAGAACTTGAAAAGGCAAATAAAGCCTTAGAGACAGCTAATCAGCAGATAGCAGATTTACAGAAAGATAATGCTATTAGAGATTTGCGTGAAAAAGCTATGACTGATTTCAAAGTAACCGCAGAACAGGCAAAAACAATTATAAAAGAAGATGGCAGCTTTGATACAGCCGAACTTGGCAAGATTATGTCCGAAAAAGAGACCGCCGCAGCACAGGCTAAGGAACAGGAGATTGCTAAACATCAGGATATTCCAGGCGGCGGCAGTAATAAAGGTGGTGCAGACAATAAGACAAATGCTGAAAAGATAGCAGAAAGCCTTATATCTAATGCACCTAAGAACAATGACGTTTTATCACATTACATTCAACAATAACAGGAGGTAAGAAATGGCAAAGGAAATGAATATGCAGTATGAAAAAACTTCATACGCAGGAGATGTTCAGATTTTAAAGAGAGAGCCTAATGAAGCAATCCCATTAACACTTGATTTTGATGGCGTAACAACTAAAAACGCACAGGGCAAGAAGATTGTTAAAGCAGGTACTCCAATCGGAGCAAATGGTAAGGCTGACAACACAGCCACAGTAGTAGGTATTTTGAGGTTTGATGTAACAGAGGACAGACCACAGGGAGTACTGCTTAAGAAGGCATATCTTAACACAAAGGTAGCAGAAGCACACTCAGGCGTTACATACGACGCAACAGTTAAGACAGCTCTTCCAATGATTGTATTTGAATAATAACAGGAGGTAAACAGATGTTAATTAATGAAGTATTAGACAGTAAGTCTATCGCATTATCAGCAACAGAAAACGCTAGTAACCAAATACCTTATCTTGGTTTACAGTGGTTTCCTGAAAGAAAGAAACAGGGGCTTGATTTAAGCTGGATTAAGACACATAAAGGACTTCCAGTATCACTTGCACCATCCAACTTTGACACAATCCCAACAATTAGAGCTAGAGAGGGATTAAGCAAGGAAAAAACACAGATGGCATTTTTTCGCGAGGGAATGACAGTCGGTGAAGAGGAAATGCTTGAAATCGAGCGTATCCAATCAGCAGACGACCCTTACCTTGCAAGTGCTTTATCAAGCGTATATGACGATACTAACAACCTTGTAAGTGGCGCAGAAGTTGTGCCAGAGCGTATGAGAATGTCACTTCTTGCCACAAGTGCAGGTCATCCGGTAATTGCCATTGTAAGTGATGGCACTCAGTATGCTTACGATTATGATAAAGATGGTTCGTATGCAAAAGAGCATTATGCAAAGTTATCAGGCACAAGCATGTGGAGCGACACAGCTAATTCAAAGCCACTTACAGACCTTAACAATGCAAGAAAGAAGTTACAGAAGCAGGGCAAGATTGCTAGATATGCGCTTATGAACAGCAATACATTCCAGTATTTACTTGATAATGCACAGATAAGAAACTCAATCCTTGCACAGAACCTTACAGCAACCATTGAGGTTGATGATGATACTGTTATTTCAGTAGTACAGAAGAGAACAAAGCTCACTATCGTACTTTACGATAAGATGTACACTGGCGATGATGGCAAAGACCATTACTTCTACCCAGATAACAAGGTTACGCTTCTTCCAGAAGGCATCCTTGGCAGCACTTGGTTTGGCACTACACCGGAAGAAAGAACTGCAAGGCAGGTAGCTGATGTTGATGTAACAGTACACGGCACAGGTATTACAGTTGCTACAAAGACAGAGTACGGACCACCTATGAAGATGTCAACATTTGCTTCCGAGGTTGTTCTTCCGTCATATGAGAATATGGATAGCACATTCGTATATGAGGTTCATAGCGAAGAGTAGGGGGTGCAACTATGAAATATCCATATATAGTAATTCATAATGGAAAATGGTATAACGCAGGCGAAGAAGTTCCGGAAAATAATAATTCTGGGGCTTCTTTTGATTATAGCAAGACAACCATTAATCGCATGTCTACATCTGATTTACAGGCTTTTGCCGTAGAACAAGGTATAGATAACGCAGAAAAACTTACAGGAGCAGAGTTAAAGAAGTTGTTAATTGAGAAATTAGGGTTATAGGAGTTGAAATTATGGAATACACCACATTAGAGCAAGTTAAAATCAGACTTAAACAATTTCATATTGATACAGTCACGAATGATGATGAAACAACATCTGATGTGGTAGTGTTCGATAACAAAGAAGATAATCCAGTAATCGAACAGCTTATTAAACAGGCTACAGAAGATGTAAAAGCAAGAAGAAATTACCCTGACAGCTATACAGATGAAATGATAACCGAAGACTTGAAGAAATTTGAGAGTGTTATTGTTAATCTGGCTGTCTACGACCATTCACAAGCAGGTGAAGCATTTATGGCAAGCTACAATGAGAATGGCGTCAACAGAACTTGGAGAGATAGAGACAGCTTATTTGTTGGGGTATTCCCTTTTGCTAAGGTTTTATAGAAGATTGTGCGTTACCAATATGGTAGCAGGCGGCACACATTAAGGGTGGTGGGTAGTGTGCCATTATAAAAATATGAAAGGCGGTATATTATGCCAATAGCAGTGATTATAAGCATTATTTCAGTTGCTTTTTCCGTCTTTTTTGGACTGTTTACCTTAGGACTTAATCTTAAGAACAACAAAAAGTCTGACAAAGCAGAACTTACGGAGCGTGTAAAGGAAAATACACGCATAAATATGAAGCTTGACACAATATCAAGCAACACAACAGAGATAAAGAAGGAAGTTACAGAAATGAGAAAAGAACTTAATTCTCACGATAACAGGATTATTAAGGTTGAAGAAAGCGTAAAGTCAGCTCATCATCGACTTGATGGAATTGAAGACCGATTGAATGAAGGAAAAGAGGTATAAACATGAACATTATGGAAACGATTATAGCCAATATGACAATCATATTAGCAATTATAGGAACACTTGCATTTTTTGTATCTTTAATTACGCAGGTAATTAAGGGAATAGGTATTTTTGCAAGAGTACCCACAGATATTCTTGTTTTTGTGCTGTCCATAGGAATTACAGTTGCTGCATTTGCAGCTTATATGCAGTATATACAAATGACCATATTGTGGTACATGGTATTAGCTGCTATTATAGCTGGATTTGTTGTAGCATTTGTAGCAATGTACGGCTGGGAAAAATTATCCGATTTATGGAAACGATTCGGGAAAGATGTGAATTAATATGTCGCTATGTATCAACAAGCAAAAAATGACATACGCAATTAAGGATAAGAATAAAAGAGTTCCGGTTTATAAATTAAACAAGGATGGCGCTATTAAATATATTGAAGTAGATGGGAAACCGACACCAGTTGAGACCGGAGAATATACCACAGGATATAAAACGCCTGTGGTATTTTTTTCCTCTATAAGCAATAAGTTAAGCGAAGCTTTAATAAAGGAATTTGGTGTCGATAATTCAACAAATTTTGTCCAAATTGTAGCAGATAAAGGCAGGCTTCCATTAAAAGTCGGTTCACTTGTTTGGAAAAAGTCAGAGGTAAAGTATAAAGATAAAGATAAAACAATAATTGATGATACCAGTTGTGATTATGTTGTAAAAGGCGTGGCTGATGAGGGATTGACAGTAGATTTATTTCTCTTGCAAAAAAATGTTAAGTAGGTGTGTATATATGGCTGAACAAATAGTAATAACATTGTCTAAAAAATCTGTTGAAAATGCCATAAAGCAGTTGCAAAAATATAAAACTAAATTTCATAGAAAGTTAGAGCAATTTGTAACAGAATTAGCTAATGCAGGTATTACAGTAATTGATAGCAACATGGCAGAAGCACAGTATAAATATGATGAAAAAGGGATTAGAAGTGGCTCGGATACAACCCATAATACATATGTAAAACTTAACACAGACAAATCAACAGCGGAAGCTAAGTTGATTGTAAGTGGAAAAGAAATACTGTTCATTGAATTTGGAGCTGGTGTTTATTACAACGATAGTGGAGTTGGTTCAAGCCCTCATCCTAAAGGCGAAGAGTTTGGTTTTCTGATAGGTTCATATGGCAAAGGGAACGGACAGAAGAAAGTGTGGGGTTATTACGATGATAATAACAACTTAATACTTACACATGGTGTACAAGCTACAATGCCTGTTTTAAAAGCAGAAAAAAGAATAATTGAGGATTATATGGGTATAGCAAAGAGGGTGTTCGGATGATTAACAATGAATGGGCTTACAATCTTGAAACAAATTTGTATTCTGTAGTTAAGAGCAATGCAATGGCTTATTTAGAAGAGGATTATCCCGACATTTTTTTTACAACAGAAGAGGAAATAAGCGATGAACCAGTATTCCCGACTGTATTAATACAATCGGTTGAACCAACGGAAATGAATGAAGATTTAGAAGCTGACAGAATAAATACTATTAGTTTTACAGCACAAGTAATAGTGACAACTAATGGCGGCAGAAGTGAAGCTTTACAAATAGCAAGTGTAATAGCGGATATTTATAAACAGAAAATGTTTAAAATAAAACCAATGCCTTTTGCAAGAAAAGAGGATAAATTATGGACTGCTACTTTCAGAGCAAAACGTAAGTTCGGATGGAATGATATTTTATAACAATAAATACGATGAGAAAAAGGGAGCTGAAACAGCTCCTTTTTTATTTGCAATTCAAGGAGGTATAACACATGGCAACAGGCTTAAAAAGTAGAATTATCTACAGAAAAAAGGAAAAAGAAAGCAGCGAAGCAGATTATTGGGCTGGTACATATAGTTTGCTTATTAGAGCAAAAAGTATACCATCGCCAGTCGGAGAGCGAAACATGGTAGACACATCTACATTAGAAGATTTGGTTGAAACTCAAGAACCGGGCAGACGTGCAGCGGGTTCAATGGCTGTGAGCGGTGCATTTGAACGCCAATATCTTGATAATTTAGTTGAAATTGAAGATGAAACATTAGACATCGTTGTATTGTATGGTACAGATGGCAAGGGCAAGGAAGGTATCTGTGGATTTATTGGGTCAGAGTCATTCGCACCTGACGAAGCCACAGACGACCATTTGACGGGAACTTGTAATATTGCAATCTCAACTGTACCAAGATGGATACATAAGGATTATGATGTTGCTGTAGTGGAGGATGATAATGGTTATCCGACTTCAATTACATTGTCAAAAAAATCGTAAGTCAACCGGTTGAATATAATAAGGCTGTAACGGTTGACGAAGAATTAAATGCAGCCAATTTGAATTATTAAGAAAATGTGACAGGAAGTGATAGTTATACCACTTTCTGTCACTTAAGGATGGAAGGGACAATAAACATGAAAACAATTACAGTAAATAATAAAGAATATAAATTAGAATTTTCATTTGAAGCCGCCGAATACAAGGATATTGTGCAAAAGATGTTTAAGGTAATATCAGGTGCATATATCGTAGAAGAAGCTAAGGATATGGATAACCCTACTTCTATGGAAATTATAAACGGCACAGCTAACATGATAGGAGATACTGCTGATGTTTGTAAAACTGCGTTTTATGCTGCCCTATTAGAACATAATCCATTGACTTATGAAGCTGCTGTAAAAGTTATGCGAGAATATATGAAGAGCAGGAAATTATCTTATAAAAAGCTTAATGATGAGCTTAGAAAGATGATGGAAGACGATGGTTTTTTCGCCCTGTCGGGTCTGGACGACATGATGATACAGATGTATGGGAGTCAGAGTCCGGCAGTGACAAAGAAAAACAACAGGAAATCAACTGGCACAAAATAATATGGGAAGAATATTTCCCAACGGCGTTTGCAATTGGCATAAATATAGAACAATTTAAACACATGACACCCGCACAATTAGGCTATTGTATTAAAGGTTATAATTTGAAAAGACAAAGGCAAGATATAGATATGTGGAGCTGGTGGGGAAATTATGGAATTTCTGCTGTTATTTATGCAGTTGAACATTGCCTTGCTGGCAAAAAAGCAAAAAGTGAATACTTGAAAGAACCAATTACGATTATGAGAAATAACAATAAGAAAGACATAGGTAACAATGAATTGTTAGCAATGTTTGAAATGGAACAAAGAATGAAAATATTAGAAAAAGAAGGTGGTGCATTAAGTCCGAAATAATGATTTAATGCACTACTTTTATGTTAATAGCAAAGGTGGTGTGACAAATGGCTGATGAAGAATTAGATAGCTTGGAATTGAAAATAAAAGCAACAGCAACACAAGCTAATAATGCAATTGATAGATTGGTAAAAAATTTAGGCAATTTGGCAACCTCCTTGGGAACTGTTGGTAATGCGAATTTTAATGGCTTTGCAACAGGGGTTAAAAACATTGTATCTGCAATGCAGGGAATGAAAAGTGTAGGTACAGCAGATTTTACAAGGATTTCAAAGGGCGTAGAAAAAATAAGCAGGATAGATGTTACATCTATTAACAAAGCTTCTACGGCAATGACTTATTTGGGTAAGGCATTTAACAACTTAGAAACTACAGATAAAGCGGCTGAACAGATTACAAAGTTAGCTGATGGCATAAAACAATTAGGCTATAAAAGTTCTATTAATGCTGTTCAGAATATCCCTAAGCTTGCAACAGCGATGAAAGAATTAATGCAGGAACTTTCTAAAGCACCGAGGGTAAGTCAAAACATTATAGATATGACTAATGCATTAGCACAATTAAGTCGTACAGGTGCATCAAGTGGAAGGGCAGCAAGTTCACTTAAAACAAGTTTATTTGATGTATCTACATCTGCTGGTGCTGCTAGCAAAAGTAGTTGGAGTTTAGCGTCTGCGTTTGGTAAATTGTATGCTTCTTACTGGTTGTTATTTAGAGGAATTAACAAACTCGGAGATGCAATAAATATTGCATCATCACTAACAGAGGTGGAAAATGTTGTAAGAACAACATTTGGGCAATATGAGAGTCTTGTAGATGATATGGCTAAAACGTCTATACAGGATTTTGGTATGTCTGAACTATCTGTAAAACAATTTGCTAGTAGATTTCAAGCGATGGGAACAGCTATGGGTATTAGCTCTGAACAGGTAGTCAAGGGTGCTAATCTTATAAATGATAAGCTGTCAAAAACAGAAAATACGGCATATTCAGCTACAAACAGTGTAGCAGATATGTCAATGAATTTGACAAAATTGACCGCGGACATGGCTTCTTTTTATGACATTGACCAATCAGATGTTGCAAGAAATTTACAAGCTATATTTACTGGCGAAACAGAACCTTTGAGGAAATATGGATTGGATTTAACGCAGGCGACGTTGAAAGAGTGGGCGTTAAAGCAAGGACTGGATGCAGATATAAAATCAATGTCACAGGCTGAAAAAACAATGTTACGCTACCAATATGTAATGGCAAACACAACCGCTGCACAAGGTGACTTCGCTAGAACGGCAGACACATGGCATAATCAGACTGTAATTTTAAAACAATCTTTCGAACAATTAGCTGCTATTGTAGGTTCGTCATTAATAAATGCTTTAAAACCGTTTGTTAGTGGCTTGAATTTTGTAATGGGGAAAGTGATTTCTTTTGCAGAAACTGTTACCAATGCATTAGGGCATATATTTGGCTGGAAATTTGAAGTGACGGATAAAGGTATCACTGATAATTGGAGTAATATCGCAGATAGCGTAGGGGATGTGGCTGATGATACAGGTACAGCCGCAGACAATACGGCACAAGCTGCTAAAAATATTGAAAAAATGAACAAGGGTGCAAGGCAGTTTGATGAATTAAAACTGATAACAACACCTGACGATAGTGATAGTGGAAGCAATAAAAAAGGTACTGGTGGCAAAGGAACTAACAGTGGGGGTGTAGGGAACACATTAGATGGCAACCTTGTACAGGTTGATACAATTTTTAAAGATTATGAAAGCCAGATTAATAGTCTATATGAATTAGGAGAATATATTGGTAATGTTCTTACTAATGCAATGAATGACATTGACTGGGATAAAGTTTATGCAGGAGCTAGGAATTTCGGCACAGGATTAGCGGATTTCCTTAATGGACTGATTAGTCCGGAATTGTTCGGAGCAGTAGGTAGAACTGTTGCAGGGGCTTTAAACACTGCTATTTATGCAGCATTAGCATTTGGAGAAAGGTTTGACTGGGAAGATTTTGGATTATCTATTGCAACAGGGATTAATGAATTTTTTGCAACGTTTGATTTCAAATCGTTGGCTAAGGCTATTAATGTGTGGGTGCAGGGAATATATACCACTGTTAAGACCACAATTAAAAACATTAAATGGTCAAAGGTATTTGATGGAATATCTGAACTGATAGGCGATATAGAGCTAAAGACAGTTGCAATTATAATAGGAGCAATCCTTTTAAAAAAATATTTTAAGCTGGAAATTGCTAAGAACATCTTAAAAGCTATTGCAACTAAAATATCACAATCCCTCGCTAAGTCACTTGCGGCTAAAATGGGCGTTGAATTGGCGGAAAACGCAGGATTAAAAGATGCAATTGCAAGCGGAATCAATAAAATGTTTAGTAAGATTGATTACAATGTCAGTGCACAGTCGTTTACATCTAAGTTTGCCGTAGCCTTAAAAAGTGCTATAGGAATAGCTGGTTTTGCTTCCGAAGCATTGCTGATATATGATGCATTTCACAAAATCGGAGAGGGAGCAGAATTTACAGTCGGTACATTAGCAGAAGTAGCCGCAGGAGCAGGTGTGGCATTAGGTGCATTGCAGCTTATAGGTTTGTTAAACCCATGGACAGCCCTTGCTGTAGGAGCAGTTGGCGTAGTATCAGCAATAGCAGGTGTTATAACAGGAACAGATGATTTGACATACAAATCAAATCTATTAAGTGAGTCTGTAAAACAAGCCGCAGATAATCTTAATCAGACTGTGGAAAAATCTAAGGAACAGATTAATTCTATCGGAGATACATATGCTGGCGTTAGAAGCATTGCGGATAAGTATTTTGAATTAGCCGACAATTTTGATAGCTTAACAGACAGCCAACGTGAAATGTTAATAACTTACGCTGATTATCTGGTTGAACAATGTCCAGAGCTTGCAAGCAGTATTGATAGTGTTACTGGTCAGTTTATTGGACAGAAAGACGAAGTGTATAACACAATAAATGCATTAGAAGCGTATGCCAAAGCGGCGGCTATGGAAGATGTATTAAAGGAATTATATAAACAGGAATTTGACATAGGGAACCAGTTAAAGGACAACAACGAGCGTTATACAAATGCTGAAAATATAATATATGATTATGCACAAAAACTTACTGGAATGTCAAAGGATACATTTAATGCAACATATGAAATTAGCGGCTTAGGTGATGCGTTTGATGTATTGACAACATTATTAGACCAGACAAAAGAACGTACTAATGGTTTTACAAAATCTTCAACTGATTTGAGGAAAGAAGTCGGTTTAAATTCTGATGAAGTACGCCGATTGGCAAATGACAATGATAAACTTAATCAGTCAGTGAAACAGGTTAATCAGGAAATAGCTAATGCGGCAGAAAAGGCGGCAACTTGTAAAAATGAATACAACAGACTGACCGGGGAACAGGATAGCACAAGGCAGAGTGCGGATGAATTGGCATCGGCTTATGAGGTCGATAATGAAAGAATGTCAAGGGCTACGCAAGAATCTTTTGAAAAAATCGAAAATACCATAAGCGAAAAAACAGGAGAATCGCAGGAAAGTATTAACGATTTTTTTGAAAATACAAGTAACACATTTGACAAATTAGAAGAGGTTGGTTCTAACGGCGGCACAAAAATGTCTAATGCTTTTAAAGAAAGCACTAGCGGATTACCGGGATATAGCAATAATTTATTTAATGATGTGCATTTAAAAGCTGTTGCAGAAGCTATGCAGACTGGTGCGGAAGCTGGTGGAAGTCTTGTAAGTAATTACAGGGATAAAGTTGATGGTGTTCCTAATACTACGGCTGTTGCGTTTCTGTCAATAATTGATGCGGTAAATTCTGGAAATATTGGTGCAGATATGGGAAGTGACCTTATGAACGGACTGTCTGACACTATAGATAGCAATGCTTGGAGAATACATGATTCTCTTACCAACGCTATTTCATCGAGTTATACAGCAGAAATAGAGGGAGAACCATATAGCACAGGCGACCCAATGTCCACAGGATTTATGAAATTAAGATTTAAAGGATTTGCAGATGGCGGATATCCGCAAAAATACAGTCTTTTTATGGCTGGTGAAAATGGAGTTCCTGAAATTGCTGGTACAGTTGGTGGTAAAACTGCTGTTGCTGGTGGTGCAGAAATTACAGGTATTAGAGAAGCAGTATATGATACATCACAGCAAGAAGTAGCGTTGTTAAGACAACAAAATGAACTACTGCAAGGAATACTTAATAAAAAATTTGGAATATCCCAAAATGAAATAGGTAACAGTGCTAGGAAGTATGCTAAAGAGTATTTTCAGAGAACTGGTCGACCAGCTTTTGATTATTAATTTTATAGAAAACTAAATATAGCTCATCAAGCACTTATCGAATAATGATTTCGGTAGGTGCTTTTTTGTTACTAAATTTTAAGAATTGCGAGGTGAAAATGTGGCGTACAGTGGCTTTTTAATCAAAATAGGAGATTACATAATACCAACTAAATACATTAAAGCTGAAAGTTATAGTGCGTATGTAAATATGCAAGATATTGATGATTACACAGACGCTAACGGCTATGAACATCGAAACTCAGTTGAATTAAAAGCTGAAAAAATCGAATTTGAAACCCCCGCAATGCTTACAAATAATACATTTACAGACTTAATGAGAAATATTCAAGCAAATTATGTAAATGCAACTGAAAGAGGTGTTTATATAACAGCTTACATTCCAGAGTATGACGACTATGTCACACAATATGGCTATTTAGCTGATTTTGAACCCACTATTTACGGCATTTTTAGAGGAACTATCTATTACAACGCAATTCGACTAGCGTTTATTGGAGGTGTAGCAAGTGATTAACTATAACTTAATTGATTTGTTTAAAAAGAATAGTATAAATAAACAATTAAATATAATGACCGATGATAAAACCACCAATATAACAAATGTTGAATTACATCAGGAGCAATTTGAATTAACAGAAAGTTTATGCTCTGAAAATGAATTAACTTTTGGGTGTTGTGAAGCTTCTTGTATAAAATTCACAGTATCTAACATTTTTCTTCCAATGAAGAATAAATGGATAACAGTAAAAACTACATTAAATAATAATACAAATAAACCATTCTTATGGGGCAGATATAAAGTGTTTTCCGATACTCCGACAGCAGATAGAACTTGTAGAGATATTGTTGCCTATGATGTGCTGTATGACATTATAAACGCTGATGTTGTTAGCTGGTACAATACAATACTTCCTAATAAAAACAGCACTACAACAATGAAAAATTTTAGAAATAGCTTTTTTAAGCATTTTAATGTAGTACAAGCTGATATAGAACTTGTAAACGACAATATGAAAATTGAAAAGACTATCGAACCTGAAGAATTGAGTGGTGCAACAGTGATTAATTGTATTTGTGAAATTAATGGTTGTTTTGGTCACATTGGTAGAGATGGAAAATTCCACTATATCTATTTAGAGCAAGAAATACAAGGCTTATATCCTAGAAATGATTTATACCCATCTAATACTTTATATCCAAAAGACCCTAAAAGTACTCAAATTGGCAAAAGTATGTATATTACGGCAGAATATGAAGATTATCTCGTTAAAAGCATTGATAAATTACAAATTCGACAAGAAGAAGATGACATTGGTGTAATTGTCGGTGCTGGTACAAATACTTATATAATACAAGATAATTTTCTTGTATATGGAAAAGGTAGCGAAGAATTAAAAGGAATTGCTAGTAATGTATACAAGAAAATAACGAAAATTATTTATAGACCATTTTCGGCGGATTGTAAAGGCAATCCTTGCCTTGAAGTTGGTGACGCTGTTAGATTACCAACAAAATATGAGCTAATAGAAAGCTACATATTAAAAAGAACAATAAGCGGTATACAAGCATTAAGAGATGACATTGAGTCTACTGGTGAAGAATACCGTTCTACACAGGTAAATAGCGTGCATAAAAGCATTATACAGCTTAAAGGTAAAACCAATGTACTGACACGGACAATCGAAGAAACAAACAGTAAGATTACGGACGTTGAAAGCGGATTAAGTTCTGAAATTAAGCAGACAGCAACGGATATAAGAGCAGAAGTTAAAAACACGGCTGACGGCTTGTCAAGCAGTATTAAGCAGACTGCAAACAGTATCCGAAGCGAGGTATCCGATTCAGTAAACAACTTATCCAGTAGTATACAGCAAAACACAGAATCCATTACATCAGAAGTAAAGAGGGCGAGTGAAGCCGAGGGTAGTTTATCAACAAAAATTACGCAGACCGCCGAAAGTATTACTTCCGAAGTTAAACGAGCAAAGCAAAGTGAAGAAGAATTATCTTCTAAAATTACGCAGACTGCTGAATCAATTATGTCAGAAGTCGGCAAAAAATATGAAACAAAAAAAAATGCTACAAATACAAAGACAGAGCTACAAACTTCAATAAGGCAGACGGCGGAGGGAATTTCAGCAGAGTTGTCTAAAAAGGTAACAGAAACTAAAGAGTATGCCGAATCTGCCGCTGAAACGGCTGAAAGTAATGCAAAACGGGACACAGCAGATAAGTTAAAGGATTACAGTACAACAACGGAAATGAATACCCGAATCAATGCTACAGCAGAGGGAATTTCGGCAGAGGTGAGCCGAAAACTGCAAAGCTACAGCACTACAGAACAGATGAATAGTGCCATAAAGCAGACAGCAGATAGCATTAATACAGAAGTATCAAAAAAAGTAAATGGTGATGAAATTATTTCAAAAATTAACCAATCTGCCGAAAACGTTTCGATTGAAGCAAACAAAATAAACCTGAACGGCGCTGTGACGGCTAATCAGAATTTTAAAATCGGTTTGGATGGCAGTGCGGAAATGCCCAATGGCAAAATCGGACCATGGAACATAAGTGCAGAGGGCTTGCAATATGCTGTTGGAGAAGATGAACAAACATACTTAAATTACGACACAATAATATTAAGTAATGCTGTCGCGGCAATAAGACTGTATCCAACAATGATCCGAATTGCTGCCAAAGAAGACGGTGAAGAAGTAGGCGTTTTCGAAATTAATGCGGCTGAACGCCGTATTACTTTGACAGGCGATTGGGAAGTTCCGTGGAACTAGAAAGGAGCAGACATGAATAAAACGTATGGTCGTATAAATTGGGAAAATTATCCGAGTGATGAAACACCACTGAATGAACGTAATCTTAATAAAATAGATGTGGCTACAGATGAAATTGACAATAGGGTAATTACACTGGACACTACAAAAGCGACTAAAGAAGAAGTTTCAACACTGGTACAGGACGTTACATTTGAAGAAAAGACAGGTATTATCACGATTGTAAAGAAAAACGGTTCAAAAATAACGATTGACACGCAAATGGAAAAGATTGCTGTGAATTTTTCATATAATGCCGGAACACAGCAGATTATATTAACGCTTATTGACGGCACAAAGCAATATATAGACCTGGCAGCACTGATTACGCAGTATGAGTTTTTGGACAGTGACACGGTGGCATTTTCGATTGACAGTGCTGGAAAAGTGTCTGCAATTGTTAAGGAAGCAAGTATTAAGGAAAAACATTTACAACCAAATTATCTTGCTGATATTAAGGTTGAAACAGCAAAAGCCGCGGCTAGTCAGAAAGCGGCGGCGACATCTGAAAGTAATGCTAAAACAAGTGAAACAAATTCTAAAAATAATGCCAATAATGCATCTGCTAGTGCCACTAAAGCACAAAGCTACGCTGTTGGCGGCACGAATAGCCGTGCAGGAGAAAACACGGATAATGCTAAGTATTACAGTCAACAAGCGGCCGAAAAACAGAACATAGCAACTAGCAATGCAAATACAGCCATCTTAAAAGCAAATGAAGCAGCTAAAAGTGCAGAAGCAGCTAAAATAAGTGAAAATGTAACAATGCAAAATGCAGCTACGGCTACGGAAAAAGCAAAAATCGCTAATGAAAGTGCTAATTCTGCGAGTGCAGCAGCGGCTACGGCTGAAAGTAATGCCACTAAGTCTAAAAATTATGCAGTAGGAAATACGGAAAGCGCTAAATATTATTATGAAAAAGCGAAAGAAGCGGTAGGTGGTGCAGTTACAGGAGTTAAAGGAAACGCAGAAAGTACATACCGCACAGGAAATGTTAATTTAACACCTGATAATATTGGAGCATTAGCAACTACAGGTGGAGTTATAACTGGTGATATTATCCCACATACAAATGAATACATTGATTTAGGACATGAAGATAAAAAATGGGATAATGTATGGACACATGCACTAGAAGCTGATTATGTGAATGCAAAAGAGGGCATACGAGGAAATTTAACTGGCAATGCTTCTACAGTTAATGGACATACTGTAAATGCAGACGTTCCGGCAAATGCTAAGTTTACAGATACCAACACTACATATAGTGCTGGCACCGGAATAGGACTTTCTAACACAACTTTTTACAATGCGGGTGTAAGAAGTATTGCTACAGGTTCTACAAATGGTAGTGTTGCAGTTAATACAAATGGTACTGTTGCAGATGTTAAAGTTAAAGGACTTAATACACTTGCGTATGCCAGTGGTACATGGAATAAACTTACTGGAACAAATTGCACTTTATGGTATAACGAAGTTGCTGTATACTTAGAAATTTCTGCACAAGGTGTTAATTTAACAGAATATGGTGGAACAGCAACAAACAAAACTATTGTAGTACTGCCAACTAATGTAACACCAACTAAAGGTATTTATCTTGGTGTTATAGCTGCTTTAAATTCGGCGTGGGTGCCTTTAAATAAATTAGTATTATGCAATATAAATTATAATACACGCAATGTAACTTTAAGACCTACAGAAGCTTTAAGTAATGTTGTACTTAATCTAACTGCAATGTTTCCACGCAGTTTATTCACAATAACTTAAAGAAAGGAATTTTAGACATGGAAAAAATTAAACTTAACAATGAAAATATTTTAGAAAATGTAATAGAAGCATGTGATTGCTATATAAAAGTACAAGTCGAAAATGCAACAGAGGCAGTAAAAATTTTCGATAATATGCTAACAAGTGAAGCACTTGAAAGGATAGAAACTTTAAGTGAAAACGATGATATTATGAATGTATTCATAAACAAATGTAAAAAAAGTTTAGAATATGAGAATGGAGTTGCTACATTTGTTTTAGATGACATTGATAAAACCGAACAGAGATTGTCGGCGCTTGAAGATACGATAGACGCATTAGTATTGTCAGACATGGGAATTGGAGAAAGTGAGGAATGATTATGTATAGCACTATAAAGAGAATTTATAAAAAGTCGTACAATCCGCAAACAAAAGAATATAATTTGTTAATTCTATATAAAGCAGTTGCGAAAAAGTGGATTACAGACGAACAAAAAAATAAGATTATTGAAGAAGTTGGTTAGTTAGATTAATTAATTGGCTTCTTATTTTTATGCTTAAAACGCCTAGTAACTTAGTGTTGCTGTGCGTTTTTATATATTTATTTAATGAAAGGTGGATTAATATGTACGGAGTAATTGATGTATCTTGTAATCAGACAATTGGTTCAATTGACTTTGAAGCAATAAAAGAAAGTAATATACAAGGAGTTATAGCAAGAGCCGGATATGGCAATTCAGCTGAACAAAAGGATATTAATTTTGACTATTTTATTGAACAGGCAAAACAGGCAGGACATAAAACAGGAGTATACTGGTTCTGTTATGCAAGAAGCGCAGAAGAAGCTGTAAGAGAAGCCGATGCATGTGCAGAGGTTTTAAATGGAATGAGTCTTGATTATCCTGTTGTATATGATATTGAAGGAGATACAGTCCGTTATATGAATGATAACGGAATTGAAGCAACAAGTGAGCTGATAAGTGATATAGCGATTGCATTTGCTGGCAGAATGGCAGAGCATGGATATAATACTATGTTGTATGCAAATGAGAGTTTTATATATGAATATTTTGATGGTAGGCTTACACAGTATCCATTATGGGTAGCAATGTATTTGGATAATCCCAATCTTGATGAACCATTTGCGATGGATGGCTGGAATATAATGGGCTGGCAATATACATCTACAAATGGAAATATTAATGGCGCACCACATCATTTGGATGTGTCAATGTTTTATGATGACAATAATAGCAATAATGAAAGTGAGGAAAATAATATGACAAGAGAAGAAGCAGGAATATGCATTGAAACATGCTACTGCCAGCATTTTGGCAGACCGGCAGATCCGGAAGGAAAGGAAGCTTATATAAATGCTATAATCGACAGAGATTTTGAAAGCTGTGATTTATCAGACGTAGATAACGCAATGATTAACAGCGATGAATATTATGATAACTTTACAAGAAAAGCATACAGATTATATTTGAATCGTGAGCCGGAGAATGATGAGGTTGTAATAGCTAGAAGACATTATCCAAGTTTGCGAATGATAATGGCTGATATTTTAAGGTCAGAGGAATATAAAAGTTTACATGAAAATTAAAAACACTTGATTTTTAATATAAAAAGAAATTACCAATCTAGCAATTGCCGAGTAATTTAAACATAGAAATACCGGGAGCGAATACTCCCGGTGATATTTTAATTATTATCATGCAAATCAATCATAACAGCTTCAACTTGTGGAATTGTTATCGGTTTATTCAATGTAGATGTGTATGAATACGGACCGACATAACCGCCATAAATTGTGATTTTATCATTTTCAAGTAGTTTACCGTCAATTACATCGTTTGCGTAAACAACAAGCAACACGTGATTGTAGTCATCATCTACAGCCATTCTTATAGCAGTGTAATTGCTGTCAACCACACCAATCATCTGTATAACTTTTCCGTCAAATTTCACAGGCTTATCAATATTTTTGTCCGGGTATCTTGCAAGAGTATCATATGTAATATCTCCAGTGTATGTCATTCTGTCCCTTGATAACAGTGTTTCTTTTTCTGTAGGGGCTTCTGTTTCAGTTTGCGTTTCCGTTACTGTTTCCGTGCTGTTTGCGGTGGTAGAATTATCCGCAGTTGAATTTTGGCAAGCCGCAAGCCCTAAAAGGCATACCGACATTAATAAGCATAATAATTTCTTTTTCATAAAAATTCTCCCTTGCTTTTTATTTTTTGAATAATAATAGCATATAATCTGATTTTTGTCGAATTGATAAATGGTAAATTAGTACTATACATACCGCAATCCGACATTAAGTGACAGCATACGCTATAAAATGTAGACAATATTAGAGTAAATGTCGTTTTTTGCGATTTAAACCGTTTGTGAAAAATTGGTAATTTTTGTAAAATTAAATTGTCCAAAAGATTGGGCGATTCAAGTTCCGGTGGGCGGCTGTGCTATTTGGCATTGCGCCGCCGCCCTATTACATAACCTTAATTTACATCAGAATTTTTGTTCCAATCTTGACGGAAGCAAACATTTGTTCTATAATATTTTTATCGCTACTGTAAACGTGTTGGGTAAGAGTAAGGGGAGTACAGAAGTATGAATAACGAAGAGTGCAAACAAGAAATTATAAGGCTGATAACAGAAATGGATAATACATGGCTGTTATATCAGATATTAAGACTTATTAATAACATGAATAAAGAAAAGAGCTGATTATCAGCTATTAATGGAAAGAGAGGGGATTTTTCCCCTCTCTTTTTTACTCTTCTGATAGTTTACTAGCGATGTTTTCCAGACATTCCCAGTCTTTAGTATCTAATTTTGCCAACGCATTGACAAGTTTCTTTTTGAAACTATCATCTTCAAGCTCCATCACATCATTAACGAAACTAAGAAGTTCTTCATTCTTGGTTCGTGGTTTGAACATATCCCCTTGACCAGTACGCAGCCAATCTTCATTAACTGAAAATTCGTTGCATAAAACTTTGATAGATTGTTCTGAAAGATTTCGTTGTCCGTTTTCTAATAAAGATATGTAATTTCTGGACAGCCCCAAATCTTTTCCAAATTCATCCTGACTTTTATTTAAGAGTTCTCTTAAAGCTCTTAAGCGTTCATTCATCGTCTCACCTCTTTTCTGTAAAACAAATATAACATTTGATGCTAACAAAGTCAACAAAAAATGATTAAAAAGTATTGACATTGCTAACACAGTATGATATTGTATGCTTACAAGGTCAACAGAAAGGAGCTGAAAAAATGAAAAAAACGTCTGTTTCAGATGTTGCATTAGTACTTTCAATACTTGTTTTGCTATTTCAGATTTTTTGTCACTTTATTTTACCAAAGTTTTGACAAAATCAATTATTTCTGAATGATGTACAGCGAATTCCATGAAAGCACAGATTATAGCAACAATCACAGAAATCCAACCTTTAATATCCGCCTTGCTTGATGTCTTCAATGCAATATCAGCTTGCATTTTAGAACTTTCAGCAATCTCTTTAGCAGAATCTGCTTGGGATTGGGCAGATTGAGCCATATCGTGAAGTTCTTTACTCGTCTTTTCAAGATAAATGGCTTGGCTTTCCCAAAGTTCATATGGAGATTTGCCTTGTTCATATGTAGGCACTTCAATGTTAAGAATTTTGGGCTGCGGAAATAAGTTATCCATATTCAGGTGATTTGGTATGTATTGCATAATAACCTCCAACTTTTTTAAACATTATACCACATAGAGAGGAGATGATAACAATGGATTTAGAACAGAAGTACATTGACAGCAGAGAAGTAGCTGAAATGGTCGGCAAACGACACACTGATTTAATGCGAGATATTCGCAGATATTCAGAGCAGTTAGCTGAACGCAAAACTGCGTTGAGTGATTTCTTTACAGAAAGCACATATAAAGACAGCACAGGACGAGTGCTACCTTGTTACCTTGTCACAAAGAAAGGATGCGAATTTATCGCACACAAGTTGACAGGTGTTAAAGGTACAGAGTTCACAGCGAAGTACATAAACAGATTTCACGAAATGGAAGATGTGATAAAAACACAACTTCCACAGGGAAATGATTTGATTGCACTTGCTGTTATCGAAGCCCACAAAATGCTTGAGCAGAAAGACAAGCAGATACAGGCACTTGAAACAGAAGTTGTTGAAATGAATAACACCATTTCAGAAATGCAACCGAAAGCCAACTATGTTGATTTAATTTTAAATAGTAAATCGACAGTATTAGTAACACAGATAGCACAAGATTACGGAATATCCGCTAAGGCTTTTAATAAGGTGCTGAAAGATTTGGACGTTCAACATAAGGTTGGCGGTCAGTGGATTTTATACAGGCAGTATCAAGGGCTTGGGTATGTTCACAGCAAGACTATTGATATTACAAGGTCAAATGGACAGGCTGATGTGGTTATGCAGACCGAGTGGACACAGAAAGGTAGATTGTTCTTGTATGAGTTGCTCAAAAAGAACGAAATATATCCGCTGATTGAAAGATAATCAGTAACAGAAAGGAAGTGAATTGAATGAGTGAAAAGGAAAAAGAAATTGTCAAGAAACTATCGGATACGATAGCAAAGCTCGATGATAACAAAAAAAATTATATCCTCGGCGTTGCTGATGGCATGGCGATAGCTAGGGAGAGCGAAAGGGATGAACCTAAAAATGGAGAGTAAAAAAGAACACGTTTTAGAAATCCTCTGTCAGCAGATGGAGCTGTTGGCAGAGGAAAGTAAGAAAGTTAAACCTAACGACAGAGGGTACAAACCTAGTTTGGTTGAACTTTCATCAGCTATTTGTCGAATAGCTGATTCTTTTGGGTATCTTTTAAATACTGAAAAGCCAAAGGAAGAACACTGATATCACCTGTGCTTTGAGCAATGCAGGTAATAGAACATAACCCTTTATCGGCTATGTACCATTCACCTCTTTCCTTTAATAAAGATAAGAGGATTATATCACAGAAAGGAGAAGAAATGGCAGATACAAATTTACAGGTTTTTAATTCAGAAGAATTTGGAAACGTCAGAACGGTAATCGTAAATGACGAGCCAATGTTTTGTTTGGCTGATGTGTGCCGGGCATTGGAATTAACACAGCCGTCAAAGGTAAAGGAACGGCTGAACTCAAAGGGTGTGAATAGTATTCCTACCCTTACGGCAGGTGGAAATCAGAAGCTTATTTACGTGAATGAAGCCAACCTGTACAAAACAATATTTCAGAGCCGTAAGGCAAGTGCAGAGAGATTTACTGACTGGGTAACATCAGAGGTTCTTCCGTCAATCAGAAAGACGGGAAACTACAACATGAATATGACAGATGAGGAAAAAATTCAGCTTATTGCAAAAGGCAATGTGAAGCTGAATGAAAGAATTAACAAGGTCGAAGATAAAATATCTTCCCTTGAAAATGATATGCCGCTGTACGGCTGTGAGATTGACGAAGTACAGAAACATATAAAGAGGAAGGCTGTTGAGGTCCTCGGCGGTAAAAACGCTGAGGCATACAAAGACAGAAGCCTTAGAGGGTCGGTATTTGCCGACATGTACAGGCAGTTGAAACGAGAATATGGCTGCGTTTCAACATACAAGAGCATTAAAAGAAGATATATAGCAGACTTGCATGATTGCATCGACTGTTATATACCGCCAACAGTGTTGACGGAAAGAATAACCTGTGCTAATGCACAGATGAGCTTTTAAGGAGATAACATGGATTTATTTATATTTATGGTTAGTATAGCAATAGTTGTTGAAGCCATTGCCGCAATTCTTTTTAGAATTGATACTAACAAAAGAAAGAGAGGTTGATATGAAACAACCTAAAAAACTTACACGTTCTCAAAAGGAAGCGTGTTCGGCACACCACTTAAATGCTGAACATTGGCTTTTAGTAGAGGAAACAGAGTTTTATTTGAAACTCATAAATAAGGCGACTGGAAGCCGCAGAACAATTGATAAATTTACTAGGAAAAGGAGCAATTAAAATGAACAGAGAGAAAATAACAATTCAGGATTGTATTGAAATGCAGGAAATGAAAGGTCAGACAGTTATTCTGAATGACGGAAAGGTTATGGGGTTCGAGGATGAAAATTAAGCTTTTAAAGATAACAGTTGAAAATTTTATGTGTTATGCACATGAAGAATTTAACTTCTTTGATTTAACAAAAATCTTTGCAATGAACGGCAAAGGAAAATCCAGTATTGCTACGGCATACAACTGGTGTCTGTTTAACTGTGATTATTCGTTAAAGGATAATCCGGTTGTAAGACGAGAGATTGACGGAAAATCCGTTGATGATATGGATGTATCTGTTGAACTTACTTTTGATGTTGACGGAAAAGAAATCACTATGAAGAAAGTGCAGAAGCGTACTTATGAAGAAGTAATAAAGGACGGAGTTGCTATAACAACTGTAAAAGACCCTAATTCATATTATATCAACAGCGTTTCAAAGACATTAAAGGCATTCAATGAATATCTTGATGTTAATATGAACATTTTCAAAATGTGTAGCAATATCAATGTATTTCTTACGCAGAAGCCAAAGGAAATGAGAGAATATCTTTTCAGTTTAGTAAAGAAAACAACCGACCTTGATATGGCAAAGTCTAAAAGCGAACTTGCTGAATTAGTACCACTTTTTAAAAAATACACATACGAAGAAATACGCGCTATGAACAATGAAATCAAAAAAGATGTTGATGATAATGCCAAAAAGCTGAAAGGGCAGATTGAAGAGAAAGAGCGTGATGTACAGATTAAACAGGGCATTGATGTATCTGACCTTGAATTGCAGAAGAACAGCCTTAAAGAACAGATTGCTGATTGTGTGGCAAAGCAGACAGACAATGACAAGTTGTTAGCTGAATATGACAAGGCTAGTGCTGATATTCTTGATTTGAAGTTTAAGCAGGGAGATTTATCACGCAAGGCTAATGAAGATAATGTTAAGGCTAGGAGGGAGATTGAGGACAAGATTTCTGATAAGAAGTTTCTCGTTAAGCAGACAGAAAAGACTATTACCGATACAGAAAGTTGCATTGCTAGTTCTGAAAAGACTATCGAGAGCATTAAAGGATATTTACAAACAGAGCGTAACAAGTGGAAAGAAGAGAATGAGCGTAAGTTTGACGAGAATAGCCTTATTTGTCCTTATTGTGGCAATGAATATAAGGAAGATAAGAAAGAACAGTTAAAGGCTGATTTTGAAAAACATAAGGCTGATAACTTAAAGACAATTACTGACAATGGCAATATGTACAGTGAACGATTAAAGAAAGAGAGGAAAGTGCTTACAGAACTCGTGTCAGAGCTGCCACAGCATAAAGAAAGTCTTGAAATGCTGAATACAGCCATTGCAGACCTTAAGAAGCAGTTATCAGAACTTCCACAGGAAATTGATGTAACAGCCACCGAAGAATACAAGGCACTTGAACAGAAGATAACTGAAAAAGAAGAAGCTATGCACAAGGCTAACGATATTTCGGCAGTTAAGGCAGAATTAAAGGCACAGGAAACAGCTTTAAGGCAGCAGTTAGCAGAATGCGAAAGCCGGATTGTAAAGTCTGATACGGCAGCAGACGAACAGCGACTTGAGGAATTAAAGCAGACAAGGATTGATTCTGAACAGAATAAGGCTAATGCGGAGAAAATCCTTGATTTACTTGATGAATTAGACAAAGCAAAGAATGAAGCCTTGACAGAAGCAGTAAATAGTCATTTTGGGTTAATTAAGTGGCAGTTGTTTGAATATGCCAAGAATGGCAATTACAAGAGTTGTTGCATACCTACAGTTGACGGGAAGAGCATTTTAACAACTATGAGCAACAAGGGCAACAGGATTTTAGGAAGAGTTGATATATGCAACTCAATACAGAAGATTAGTGGAATATCAGTTCCTATTATCTTGGATGATTCTGAAAGCCTTAGTACAGATAATCAGAAAAAAGTTGCTGAAATGGTTGATAGTCAGTTGATTATGCTGATTGTTAATAATAGTGAGAAATTAGAGATTGTGGAGGGATAATATGAAACTTTATTTTTACGAATTGAATACAGCTGGAAAATACGAAAAAACAGGAATTACAGTACAGGTTTGTGAAGCAGAAGAGAAGCCTAAGACATACAAGTCTGTTGATAGAGTTTTTCCAAACTACTGTAGTACAGCAAGGAAAGATGATGTTGGGCGAATAACTGATTTTAATCAGTTGTTTCTTACAGAACCTAATTTTGAGTATGCCAAGGAGAAATTTAAGAACCGAGCAGAATCAAGGATTGCGCAGGCAAAAGAAAGACTTGAAAGAGAAGAAATGGAATTAAAGATAATCGAAGAAAGTGAGGAAAATTAAATGAGTAGAGAATTGGAACTTGCAAGAGAACTTGTGAGAAAGTTAGAAGAAGCAGAAAAGACTAATAAGGTACAGTTATCAGAATTACAGCCTGGAGAAACGTTTAAAATCGGAGAACATAATTTTATCGTTCTTGAGCAAAACGGTTGCAGTGGCACAACAAATGTAATATCTAAAAGCTTTATGGCAAAGAACGTTGTTTTTGACAACGATACAAGAGATTATAAAAGTTCTAATCTTAAAAGGGTTATTGAAGAAAAGATTCAGCCGGTCATTGAAGCAGAGGTTGGAGCAGGAAACATTATTGAACAGGTTGTTAATTTAACATCTGTTGATATGCAAGATGAATTTAAGCCTTGTTATTGCAAGGTAAGACCGATAACATTTGACGAAGCAAGAAAGTATAATAATTTGCTTGTTAATAAAGAATTTGACGATTGGTGGTGGACTTGTACGCCTTGGTCTACTGCTGATAGAGGTTGGAAATATGAAATCGCCGTTGTTTCGCCGTCCGGCGATATCTGCAACAACCGCTGTTACGGCCTCTACGGTGTTCGCCCTTTTTGTATCTTAAAATCTAATATCTTTGTATCAAAAGGAGAATGATTATGACATTGACAATGAAAAGTTTGCAGGAGCAAATTAATGAATTAAGAAATGAAGTTGCTGTTTTAAAAGCAGTTGAAAAAACAAGAAAGATTCCAGCCGGATTAAGCACGGGAGATACATTTAAACTTGCTGGGCTTAAATGGACAATCCTTGATATTACAGATAAAGGATATATGTGTCTTGCTGACAGATTGGAAAATTCAATGAAGTTTGATAGTGAATCGAATAATTGGATTGGAAGTCAGTTAAGAGAATATCTCAACACAGAATTTATACAAAGGGTTATTAATGAATTAGGAGAAGAAAATATTATTTCGTTTAATCGCAGTCTGTTTTCACTTGACGGGCAAAATGAATATGGAAACTGCGAAGACAAAGTATCTCTGCTGACTATAGATGACTACCGCAAGTACAGAAGATTTATCCCTAACACGGATAATTATTGGTGGTGGACTTGTACGCCTTGGAGCACAAAGCGTAATGGCTATAAATCGTCAGTAACCGTTGTTTCGCCGTACGGCTATATCCACCTCAACCTCTGTAACCGCAACTACGGTGTTCGCCCATTTTGTATCTTTTCCTCTTCAATCTTTGAATCAGAGGATTAGTAAATGGCAGAAACAGAATTAAAAGTTATTTTAAAAGCAAAAGAACTGGCAGAACATACTTTGCGAATAACTTCAAATTGTAACCGATACCCGAAAAAATACAGATTTTCATTGATAGATAAAATGCAGAATAAGGCATTAGAAATCTATGAATACATATATGAAGCCAATCGGACAGACTTGAAATTATATCGCAGAGAACGGTCAGAGTTGCAGACCAAAGCAATAACACATTGCGATGAATTGCTATTTTATATTGAGTTATCAATGAAGCTGAATATCATCAATATTAAGAGTATGGAATACTGGTCTAAGATGGTTTCTGACATTAAACACATGGCGATTGCTTGGAGAACCAAAGACAGAGGAAGATAAAACATTATAGGTTACGCACTGTATAAACCGTTGTTTCGCCGTCCGGCAATATCAACAACAACAACTGTAACAACAACAACGGTGTTCGCCCATTCTGTATCATACAGACAGTAAGAGTAGGCAATAAGCCGAAATCAGAGAAAGATACAAAAAAGTGTGTAACCTTCCCTGAATGGGTAAATACAAAGGAATTTTTATTATGGATAAAGAGATTGTTTGTAATTATGAAAATCTGTATAAGGCTTATAAAAAAGCTAAAGTAGGCAAAGGCTTCAATGGAAGCAGTGCTAGGTTTCAGGCGATGAGCCTTAAGGGACTACATATGTTAAAAGAACAACTTGAAAATCAAACATATAGAGTGAATCCGTACAATGAATTTAAGGTTTATGAACCAAAGGAAAGAGTGATTAAGTCGTGTTCTTTTAAAGATAAAGTAGTACAGCATTGCTTGTGCGACAATGTGTTGCACCCACAATTATCCGGTGAATTTATTAGAACGAATTATGCCGGTCAGACAGGAAAAGGCACACATTTTGGAATGGACTGTTTGGAAGAGCAAATGCTTGAATTTTACAACCAGCACGGGCTTGACGGTTGGATTTTGAAATGCGATATTACGAAGTTTTTCTATCAAATAAACCACGATATTCTGAAAGACGTAGTTGATTACTATTTTAATGATGAGTATACAGTGTGGCTGAATAATCTATACATTGACAGTACTGACGGTTTGGGGCTTCCGCTTGGCAATCAAGTAGCGCAAGTATACGCATTACTTATGCTGAATGGATTAGACCATTTTGTAACAGGTGAGTTAGGAGTGAAGCTGTATGGCAGATATATGGACGATTTTTATTTGATAGCGCCGAGCAAAGATTATTTGAAATGGTGTCTTGAATGTATTCGGCGGTTTGTGGAAAGCCTTGGACTATCACTAAACGGTAAAACGCAAATAATTCCGTTTAAAAGTGGGATTTTATTTACAGGCTTTCATCATTATGTCACAAAAGACGGAAAGTGCATAAGAAAATTAACGAGTACTAATAAGCGCAGAATCCGAAAGCAACTGCGTAAGTGGTGTGAGTTGGTTAAAACAGGAAGAATGACAGAGAAGAAGTTTTATGAAAGATACAATGCGTGGAAGAATCATGCGTTGCATGGGAATTGCATAAAGTTGTGCCGTTCAATGGATTTATATGTAAAAAAATTATTAGAAAGAGAGGAATAGAGATAATGGCAGAGAATACAGCAGTTGTAGAAAAGAAAGCGTTTACCACCTCTTTAAGTGAGTGGAGCAACACAATGACAGGACTTATTATCAATGATTATAAGGCTGTTGGAATGGATATGGACGATTACGCAAAAGAGTGCGCTATGGAAGCTATGACAAGCATATTTAATCTTGTTAAGAGTGACCCTAAGATTAACATGGGAAACCTTGATACAAGTAATTTAAGGGGCATTGTTAAGCGTTGTGCAAGTCTTAAGTTAAATGCTAGTGCATATCCAAGAGAGTGTTATTTTCAGTTAAGAAATGTAAAGGTGGGAACTGACCCGCAGACAAACAAGGATATATGGCAGAAACAGGTTGAAATGGGAATTGAGGGTACAGGTTATGACTCTTTGCTCGCCAACTATGGAAAAGATGTTAAACAGGTATATCCGTATTGGGTAATTAAAGAGGGCGACAAGTACATACCACCTAAGCATAAAGGTCTTACAGTCACAGAGCCGGAGTGGGAAGAAAGCGGATTATCTAATAAAGCGGTAAGAGTTGTATATCCTGTTAAGCTGCTAGACGGAACAGTAACATATCTTTCTGCTGATAGAGACAGCGTTAAGGTAAATCTTTTAGCTCATGTTAAGCAAAACATAATGAATGAGACTTTTGGCATTTGTGAGGATAGATACCACGCAACACCAAAGCAGAAAGCCGAAATTAAGGCTAAGAAAGACGAGATACTTAATGCTTTAAGAGCGTGCAAGACAGTAGATGAAATGCTTGAATGTGAGCTTGCAAGGCCTTTTATAAGCGGTGCTTGGCTTGATACTCCAGAGAGTATGATACAGAGAAAAATGTGCAACAATGCAACAAGAAAATACCCTAAGAACTATGACCCAATGGCAAGACAGGCACAGGTTGAAATGGATGAGGTATATCAAGTTGCACAGGCTGAAATTGCCGAAAATGCTAATACTGTTGAGTTTATAGAAGATAAGGCTGATGTAGTTGATACCACGACAACAGAAGCAACCGAAAAACAGGCAGAAGATAGCACATTACCGCCATTTATGCAGAGTGAGGAGAGCTGATATGAGAGTAGTTTCACAGGACGGAACAATAGATGTTCCTTATGATTATTTTTCGTTATCTATGGCTTGTGGGAAATATGAAGATGTAGAAGTAGCATATATCTATTGTTGTAATTTATCATCGCCGAATGGCACAAAGTTAGCTGAATATTCCACCAAAGCAAAAGCAATTAAGGCTATGGAAATGCTTAGAGAAGTATATATCGGTATGCCGATTGTAATGCAGAATGTTGATATTTCAGACGATGTGAAAAAGGAATTTGAAAGATTAAAGAAATGCGGCGTTATGGTACGAGCTGAAAATCAGCCGTCAAAAGTAGAGTGTGTTAGCAATACTATCTTTCAGTTCCCACAGGATGATGAAATCGAGGTGTGAGTATGGATGAAGAATGGAAGTGGATAAAAGGCTTTGAGGGGCAATATCAGATTTCCAATTACGGAAGAGTAAAGAGTTTTAAAAAGACAGAGGGCGGATATATTCTATCAAATCAAAATGCAACAGGAGATTATCTTCGCATTGTTTTAAGAAATTCTGTAACTAACAAAAACAAGTCAATAGCAATACATCAATTGGTTGCAGAACATTTTATAGGAGATAGATTACAAGGATATCAAGTACACCATAAAGACGGAAATAAGCAAAACAATATCGTCTCAAATTTGGAATATATTCATCCAAAGAGGCACAGAAAAGAAACGGAAAAAACGCACCCACAAGTGGTTACAGGAATTGTTAATTATAACAAATATGAGAAACCAAGAAAAATATGCCAATACACTAGGGATGGAGTATTACTCGCTACATATGTAAATGGAGAAGTTGCAAGTAGGATGACAGGAATATGTCGGAGAAATATTTTACAAGTAGCCAATAAAGAACCTTTTAATAATAAAGGCGGTATTAGAAAACAGGCGGGCGGATATATTTGGAAACTTGCAGATGAAAGCGAGGTGATGTAATGCTCAAATTGAAATGTTGCGGAACTGGAAGCAAAGGAAATTCTTACGCTCTTATGTCAGAGAATGAAACACTTATTCTTGATGTAGGAATGGGAATTAAAGACATAAAAAAGATGTGTGATTGGAATGTAAAAAATATAGTAGGCTGCCTTATTTCACACGAGCATTATTGACGACCATTCAAGGTCATTAAACGATTTTAAGCCAATGGGAATACCGATACTTGCCCCATATTTAGGGGATAGCTGTAAATCAATGAATATGGGCGAATTTACAGTAAAACCTTTTGATTTAACAACGATAGACGGAAACTGGACACACACAAATGCAGATGGAACACCTTGCCCGATATTCGGCTTTCTGATTACACACAAGGAAATGGGGAGAATGCTTTACATAACCGATTGTGAATTAATCAAGTGGAAGTTTAAAGACATAAACCACATTCTCTTAGGTGTGAATTATGACAAGGATTTAATCGACAGGGATAACACAGGCAAAGCCAATCACGTTTTCAGAGGTCACTTATCCATTGACACAGCTTGTGACTTTGTTAAGGCGAATTATTCGGATAACTTGCAGAATGTCATAATGTGCCATTTATCGAGCGAAAATTCTGATAGTGATAGTTTTATCGAGAAGATGAAAAAAGTCGCTTGTGGGGCAAATGTAGATGTTGCAGAGCGTAACAAGGAATGGGTTTTAAGGAAAGGAAATGAATGTCCGTTTTAGAAAGGAGATTATATGGCTAAATACAAAGATATTTTAGGAAATATAAGAGAATATGAGGATAAAACAATAACAATCAGCCTTGAAAGATACAATACTTTGATTATTAAA